AAACTACTCGCGAAAAAGCTGAGAACGGTACATGGATCGAAACGGTCACTACCACTCGCACTAGCGAATACATCGAAACAGAAGAGGAAAAAGCAGAACGTCAAGCTCGAGAAGCTCGATGGGAAGCTGAACTCGCTAAGGACGATGACGCAGAAATCACCATCAAGGTTGACGTAAGCGACAACGAAGCAAGCGAAACAGTCGACAACGAAGCTGAAGAAACTGAAACCGAAGAGGTTGAAGCGACTGAAGAAGTTGTTGAAGAAAAAACAGAAAATAAAAAGGAAATTGAAATGACAAAAGAAGAAGCACAAGCTATGATTGACGCTGCTGTGAAGAACGCTCTTGACGCTCAAGTTGAAGAAACTGAGTTTGTTGAAGAAGCTCCTGTAAGCAAGAACGCTACAATCAAGAACCAACTTGCTCTTGCTATTGCATCAACACGCGACCTTAACGTAGAAGCATACAACGAATTGCGTGCTATCAACAAGGTTAACTACGACGCACTTGTAGAAGCTGGTAAAGTAGAAAACTCAATCAAGCTAGAAGACCTCGGTAACCTAGTTATCGGACCTGAAGTTCTTTCAGAAGTACAAGGTAAGCTAAACAGCTACTCTGCACTACTTGAAGCAACTGACTGGCGAGAAACTGACGCGATCAAGTTCGCATGGCTATCACGTGGTACTACAGTTGACATGCAAAACGTTTCAACAGGTTACTCAGGTGGTCTAACCACTGGTCCTATCGACGATGACGACCTATTGAAGCCATACGGTGAACCAACTTTCGCGCCACACGACGACGAACTAGAAGAACTTGCTTACGTTACTGCTGTAGCACTTGCAACAATTAAGTTCGCTGCTGTTGACATCATGCGTGACATTGCTAAGCAATTCACAAACGACTACGACAAAAAGCGTGCACAACTTGTTATCGCTCGTCTACAACAAGCTGTTAACGCAACAGGTCAAACTGTTGAGTTCTCAGGAAGCACTGCTGACCTAGCAGAAGCCGTAGCTGAAGCTGCTGACAGCACAACTGTTGGTAAGTTGATCCTATCAAACAAGACTAAGGCTGCAATCCTACGATCAGCAATCACAGAACAAAACTTCGGTCTTGTTGCTGAATTGAACGCTGGTTCAGTATTCGGTACATCTTTCGTAACAGTCCCTAGCGACCTCCTACCTACGCTAAACGCAGGTGACACTCGTACTTTCCTAGTACACGGTGTAGCAGTTGTTGTTACTGACCCTATCTTCTACGCAGACATGAGCGCATTCACAGGACGAACATCTGGTGGTCTCTCATACGACGTAGACGGTCGTGCATCTTACGAAGTGAACGGTGAAGTTCGTTCAGCATTCCAACGAAACGAAGTTGTGATCCGTGGATCATTCTTCCGTGGTGGTGTTGTTACAGAACCAGAACTCGTAGCTTCAATCTCTAGCTCAGAAAGCTAAGATATAGTTGCAAAGCTCCCGTCTTATGGGCGGGGGCACCCAAGATAAAAAGAAAATAAAAAAAGGTATAAGAGAGTGACTATAGAACAGTACGAACAGCTAACAGGCAACACTGTATCTGACGAAGACGAAAATATGGTTCTCGCAGCAATCGCTCGTGCAACTGTTGAGCTTGAGTCTGCTCTAGGTTACTCTCTGACACCGCAAACGAACATTTACAGTGAGCTTGGAAAGACCCATTACAACGGGTACTCCTTCGGTCAAACACTACCAGTTCCCCAAAACATCATCGACGATTTATTGCCTGCTGATGAACCAATTGGTGACCTGATGGTGTTTCCGTTAGAGCTCAAAGACAAATTCGCACTCGTACAGCCTTTTGACACTGCGTACCGAGCAAAGTTAGTACTCGTAGTAGACGACGAAAGTTTCATTACTCTCGACGACCTACACGGTGCTGTCCCTCAGTACAACGGTAACGGTTGGGGCAAGTGGATCGAAATCGACGTTCCAGGGTGGTCTTACGACCCTACAGTTATCGCAACCTTCACGACACTCTTTGCAGATGGTCACCCGAAGCAGATAAAGTTTGCCCTTGCAGTCGATGCAGATTACCACGACGTTGCGTCAGACCCAGCAATTCAATATCTCATTGCAGATATGGTTGACTACCGACTAGACTCAAACAACTCAGCAGCGATGGGTAACATCACTTCTGAATCTGTTGACGGTCACAGTTGGTCAAAGACTGACAAACCAGTAACCCCGATTAGCAGTAGCGATCACTCAGCCACAGTTGCTCTATACGCTGGTCCTAACGGGGCTAAACGTAATAGGGTGCCTGTACGATGATAAGCTACAAAGATAAAGTCAAGCTGATCCTTGTTGATGCAGATGGGTACAATGACAAGACCGTCGTTTTAAACCAAACGGTTAAGTCATTATTCCACCTCGGTGGTTCATACTCACAGACAGCAAGCGCAGAAGAACACCTAGCAGACGCTCACGTGTACTTAAACCCGAAAGACCCTGTCGTTCTCGCGAACGCCTACCGTCTCGAAGGTATGTACATCGTAGCTAACCTGTTCGGTGGTGACGAATCTGACGCATGGTACCGCATTGGTAGCGTCGTAGTGGGGCAACGAAAGTTACTCGCTAACAACGTAGACAATGTGCACTGCTTCTTGAACAAAGTTCACGCTCTCGCAGACCTACCAGACCCAGAGGAATCATAATATGCCGCTAGTTAAAAACATCAACGCGCAGGTTATCGGTGATAGCATCGACAACCACTTCGGGGTAGCCCTCGTACAGATCGCAGAAGCGGTCATACGAACAGCTGAACCGAATACGCCTAAGAAGACTGGTGCCCTACGTAACTCAGCTCACCCAACAAAAGCTGGCCAACGCCAAGTTTCAGTTGAGTGGTCAGAACCTTACGCAGGTGACCAAGAAGAAGGTATCGCATCAGACGGAACCCCGATCCACAGGTACACAACTCCTGGTACGGGCAAAGACTTTGCGAAGAACGCTATCAACAAGGTTGCTAAAGGTGACGAAGCTATGATTATACTAGACATAACAATGATGGACGCGATATGACAGACCCAGTAACCGTATCAGATTCATTTGTACAATGGCTAGAAATCGAAGGGTATGGTGCATTCGGTAATAATATCTTTATCAACCGAATACCACTCAAAGCCCGAGCAGATAGCTACGTCATCACGACCAACGGTGGTCAGATAGTGCGAAGACTCATCACTGGAGAAGTGGTGAAGCAGTACCTCATTCAGGTACAATACCGTAACACATCGAACAAAGACGTTGATAGAAACCTATTCAACCTCGAAGAACGATTGAACGCTAAAGACTGCTTCTACCTCGAAGGTTTTGATGTCGATTACGTGTCAACTGCACAGTTTGCTTCAAGTCAAGATATTGATACAGAAGAATTACAAACTGGCTTGCTCACTGTAAATGTTCAATTATACAGAGCGCCTAATAGCGCGCCAAATATAGAAAGTTAATAAGGAAACACAAAAATATGTTTAAAGGTCCTTTCACTGTACGATTTGGTGCGACAACCATTACCGACGTTATGGATTACAGCCCATCATTTGACGTGACATCTAACGATTACACAACAATTGACGGTCGTACATCAACCATTACTACAGGTATTAAAGCATCTGTAGAGCTTCAACTACGTGGGCTAACCCCTTCAGCAGTTGCAGCCGTACTTCCACAATACTTCAAAGCCAACGGAGAAACTCTCTCAACAGGTCAAGAAGTTACCAACGCTGATGGTGCTATCGACATCGTTCCTGCTGCATGTTCTGAAGAAGACATCGCGAACGACCTCGACATCCTTGACTGTACTGGTAACCTAGCAGTTCGAATCAACAGCGCAGTGGCAACACTAAGCTCAATCGACATGCAAGACGGTGCATTGCTTACAATTACTGTAGCATTCACAGGTCAACCTGGCCAAGGCGAAGCAGTTGCACAGATTCTTGGTGGTGGCGACACTACCGTCGACAGCTAATCTTAGCAGTCGTCTATCAAAACTCACCCTCGACAGCCTCGCGCTATCGGGGGTGCTGTTTTTATCAAATCTATATAATTAGAGATGAAATACAAATAAGTCCAAAGGAGACTAACACAAGATGTCACAGTACAATCTATCAGACAACATTAGCAAATCATTCGCGTTCGAGATCGACGGAAAAGTGTTCGACTTTCGACGCCCATTGGTGTCTGAATTGAAAGCTAACCAAGCTATCCAAAAAGAACTAGAAGCTGCCAGCACAGATGAAGAAAAGCAAGCGGTTGCAGACAAAATGCAACAGTTCGTATACAGCCTCATCTCGCCCGTAGAACACAAGACCACAATTGAAGAAGCTCTAGACGCTTCACCAATCAATGTTCTACAAGCCTTTAACAAAATGACTGAAAAAGAACTTTCAGCACAATAAACCATGGCTACCGCACCTAAAGCACCTGTATCAATCAGTGCCAACGGTGGTTCAGTCAAAAACAAAAACCCCAAAAGCGATGATGATAGTAACAGTAACCGACGAACTTATGCGCTGGTCTGTTACTATTATCCGCAATATAAGCTCGAGGACGTTGAACAGATGCCTGCTCGAGATGTCAACTTACTTATCAAGACAGCTCATCAGCAAAAAGCAATCGAGTACATAAACCACGTACAGATTGCCGCAGCACCCCACTCTAAAAAGGGTGAATCAATCAAGAAACTAATCGACGAATACAAAAAACTGATCGAAATATGAACGACCGAGAAATCAAATATCTTCTAACTGGTGACGCGAGCAAGCTCAAGTCTGAATTGGCAGCTGTTGAAAAGCAAGCTGAACAAACAGGGAAGAGTGTTGACCGTGCGCTAACTAACGCTTTTAAGGGCTCTGCTGATGCACTGACTGCTACGTTCGCTAAGAACCTAGAAGCAATCAACAAAGGCCTTAACAACGTTCAAAAGGGTACACAGAACGCGTTCAACGCCCAAAACCTTGCACAATACGCTAAGCAACAATCATCGCTGGCTACCGAGCTCCAGAAGCTCGATGTGCAGTACAAGGGTCTTGAACGAACTGCAAGCACATACCGCGACACTATGGTGCGTACGGGTGCAGACGCAGCTACTGCGGGCTCAATCACTACCAACTGGCTAGAACGACAACGAACAGCGATACAAGATACCGCTTCTTCTTTGGGTGGCCAACTTGGTTCACAATTCGGTGGTCTCGCTGGTCTAGCTCCTACAATCGCAGCGGGTATCAAGCAAGTAGAAGACGAAGCTGAAAAAGCAGCGAACCAAACCTCTCACCTGCGTGACGTTATGCAAGGGTTCGGTAAAGTCTTCAACGACGTTGCTGGTAAGAACTTCAGTGGCCCTAGCAAGAGCGTTCTACAATTCGGTAACAACATTCGCACCGCTACTGGTGAAATTTCTCGTATGGGTCTTGGTCTTGCGGCAGCTGTTGCAGCATTCGCGACTATCCCTATTCTTAAAACCATCTCGCTGATTGAGTCTGCTCAACTCGGTCTTGAAAGCCTGTTGCAAAGTACTGAAGCCGCTGGTAAAGCGATCTTCGACCTATACACATACGCGAACTCAACACCGTACGACACAGCAAGCCTTATCGCTTACGAACAAAAGCTCGTATCGGTAGGTCTTACTGGTGCGCAAGCATTCGGTGTTATCCAACGTGTCTCTGACATCGGTGGTGCCTTCGGTGCATCTTCTGACCAACTAGACCGTTTCTACTACGTTCTCTCTCAAATCTTCGGTGCTGGTAAAGCTACTGGTACTGACTTCTTGCAGATTCAAAACTCACTCCCTGGGTTCATCTCAGCTATCGGTGAAGCAATGGGCAAGAGCGCGGGTGAAGTTCGTAGCGCATTCGGTGACGGTTCAGTAACGTCTGAAGTCATCGTTAAGGCATTGAACAACCTGACCAAAGAAGGCGGTATTGCCTTCCAAGGTGCTATTAAGCAATCATCTACATTCGCTGGTATCTTGAACAACTTGCAAGACAACTTGAAGCGTGTCGGTCTCGCATTCTTCGGTGTGACTGTAACCACAGACGGTATGACCGTTGCGGTTGACGGTCTTTATTCTCGATTGAAGAACCTACTTAGTAGCTTGCTTTCATTCGTAGAAAACCCACTTGTTGTCGCGACCTTCGAAAGAATCGGTCAAGCGGTTGGTGCACTGCTTAGCTTGCTATCACAATACCCGCAAGTAGTTGCAATTCTATCTGGTCTGTTCCTAGCATTCGCAACAGACTTGATCTCACGTATTCCGTTCATCGGTAACTTGATTGGTGAAATTGGTTACGGTACTGGTCTCTTGGTCGGTCTCTTCGCGGCTCTAGTCGCATCATCATCAGCCATGCAACAAGCACTCGTGAGTGTTCTTGGTATCGCAATTCAATTCGTTCAACAAAACGAAGGTCTGTTCAGACAACTACTAGCGAACTTCGCACAGTTACTACAGGTACTTGGTCAAGGTATCGCACCTGCACTCGTTATCGCTACACGGCTGTTCTTCGGTTTAGCTCAAGCGGTGCTTATCGGTCTTAACGCAATCATTCAAACTGCGACAGCAATCGCGAACTTCTTAGGTCCATCAGTGACACAAGCAATTACATTGTTCACGATATTCTTAGCGGTTGGTCTTGCGGTCACTCCAGTCATTCTCGGTATCGCTGCCGCTGTTCTAGCACTCGGGCGAGCACTCGTATCAACTGCGGGTCGTATCGCGCTTGTAGTCGCTGCCCTTGTCGCACTTATCTCACTGTTCGGTGTCTTCAACAGCGCAACACCTTCAACAGGTCCACTTGACGCACTCGGTGAAATCTTCGACGGTATTACTGAATCAACTGGTAACGCTGCTGTTGGTATCGGTGACGTAGAAGGTGCCCTTGGTGGTGCTGGTGACGCTGCAAAGAAAGCCACTAAGCAACTAGCTGCATTCGACAAGATGAACGTAATCAACAGCCCTACTGGTGCTGACGCTGCTGGTGGCGGTGGTGGTGGTCTTGGTGACCTCGGTATCACTGAACCTGTTCTGCCTGACTTCAGTAAGTTAAAAGATAACCTCAAGAATATGCTTGCTGGTCTCGACGGTCTCGCACCTAAGAGCAACTGGTGGGACTTCTTAATTATCCCTGCGGGTGTTCTCGCGGGTCTTTACCAACTTACTCGTTGGTTCCCTACTCAATGGGCAGCTATTCGTGCTGGTCTTGCGGTATTCGGTGCAAACTTCGTTAACTTCTTCAAGAACCTAGGTCCTCTAGCAATCAACGCACTACGCAGCTTCGGGCCAAACCTAGTGAAGTTCTTCACGACACTCGGTCCACGTATTCTCGCGGTGTTCACTAACCTAGGCCCTCAAATCGCTCGAGTGTTCACGACTATTGGTCCACTCATCTTGAGAGCTTTACCTACTATCTTGCGAGCAGTGCTGACCGTTGGTGCAAACGTAGCGAAAGCGTTCGGTCCTATCGGTTGGGCAATCGCTGCAGTTCTAACAGCCGCACTGCTTCTAATCTTTAACTGGGAAGCTGTCTCTAAGTGGTTCACTGGTATCTTCGAAGGTATCGTAGGGTTCTTCACGAACCTTGGTGCGCAAATCGGTCAAGTCTTCATGCTCGCACTCGAAGGTGCATTCGGTCCTATCCCTCAAATCTTCGCTTCAATCGTAGTCTTAATCGTTGCTCTGGTAGCGACTATCTTCAACACCCTAGCGGGTCTACCAAACTGGATAATGACAAACATCATCACGCCTATCGGTGGGTTCTTCGCTAACCTATGGGGCGGTATTCAAATCGCGTTCATTCTTATGTGGTCATTCATCACACAGATACTAGGTATGTTCGGTAACTGGGTATTCGTAAACGTAATCACGCCAGTTGCTAACTTCTTCACAGGTCTCTGGAACGGTATCGTTGCGGGTGTAACCACTGGGTTCAACGCAGTAATGACATTCTTGTCACCATTCTTCAACTGGATCAAGACTAAGATTATCGACCCAATCGCGGGTGCCTTCTCAGGTCTATGGAACGGAATCGTCAACGTAGCAAGCGGTATCTTCAGCAGAATCGTTAGCGTGATGTCGCCTATCTTCAACTGGATCTACAACAACGTTGTTGCCCCTATCGCAAACGCGTTCAACCAATTAAGCAACGCAATCAGTCAGGTATTCAACAACCTAAAGAATACTATTACAAACGTGTTCAGTGGTGTGCTTGGTGTCATTAAGGGTGTCTTCAACGGTATCATTGACGCAATCAACGGGGTCATCAAATCAATCAACAAGATTAAGGTACCAGACAACGTCCCTGGTATCGGTGGTCTATCACCTAACTTCCCATCTATCCCACGACTTGCTCGCGGTGGTGTGGTTGACCAAGCGACACTCGCTATGTTCGGTGAAGACGGACGTGAAGCCGTAATGCCACTCGAAAACAACACTGGTTGGATCGACGAGCTTGCTTCTAAGTTGAACGGTCAATCAAAGGGCAGCGATGGGCCAACAGTCATCAACGTATACCTAGACGGTAACAAAGTTGGTGGGGCTATCAGCAATTCAATTAACGACCGCACAATGGTGACAGGAGTAAACCAAATTTATGTCTAACATACCAGACCAACCAATCACCATTAACGGTGTAGTGGTAGGAACCGCAGAGATCAAAGCATGGCAGATTCAATACGCTAAGCTCTGGTCAGACGCATACCGAAATATGAGTGGTGACATTGTCGCTAACTTCATCGGTATCTTCCCTAACGTAAACGTGACAATCACAGTAACCACACTTGAACGAGCACAGCAATTGCTTAACGCGGTCAACGTACCGTACTTCAACGTGACATTCTTCGACAACGCTACTCGCACAATGAAAACCGCAAAGTTCTACGCGGCTGACGTAACCCTAGACGCAGTCACTATCTGTCGTCTTGAAGAGTTTCAGATTCAACTCGTACCTGTTTCAAAAGCCGCTTGGATTTAAAGTGGTCTGGGTAAAGGTTGGCTCTAAATGGGTACAACGCAAAAAGCGTGACATCGGTATGCTCACCCCGTCTCAGATAAGAGCGAGGCGAGCTGCATTCGAACGCAAGAAACTTACCGCTGCATTCAAAACATGGCGACGTAAGAAACTAATCGAACAGAAACGTCTTTGCTATCTTTGCAAGACACCGATGACGGGTATGTACTCAGTCGATCATATTAAACCGCTCGCAAGAGGCGGTACTTCTTCATATTCAAACCTCGCACTGTGTCACTTGAGGTGCAACCGACGTAAAGGTATAATGACGAAGAGATGAAGATATACGCAGTAATACCTACAGGTAACCGACCCAAAGAATACCATAGCGTAATCGAATGGTGTGCGAATAGTGGGGTGACCCCCGTTACTATTGCTACCAGCGAAGAAGCTCAAGTATACGCTGAGGGCCCGTGGACATACGACGAGACCTTTAACATCTCTCGTTGGTGGAACCGAGGTATACGATACGCCCTTGACCAAGGTGACGCAGATGTAATTCTTGTTCTTAACGATGATGTAGTTATACCTGACGGGTGGCTCTACCAAGCTGTGAGTGCTATTCGTGGCGGTAACTCAGGTGCGAGTGCAGACCGAGGGCAGTATTATATGATTTCGGGGTACGCTTTTGCAATTAACCCCCACCACAACATACTCGCTGACGAAAACCTTGTCTGGTGGTATGGTGATGACGACATTCAGCGACAGTGTGAAGAAGCTAACGGGTTCGTTATCTTTGAGTCTAAAAAGGTTGAAAACAAATACGGTGACAGCTCGCAGAGTCGAATGCAAGATCAAATTGCTCTAGACCGCGAATACTACCAGAATAAATGGGGAATAGAACTGTGATAATTGACGCTTTTATGTGGAGTTACGAATACGATGCGGTTAAAATACGACTCGCGACTCTTGGTAACACCGTAGACAAACACGTTGCAGTTCAAGCGACCAACACTTTTCGTGGTAAACCCCGCGAAGTTCGTAAACTCGACCTACCAAACGTCATTGACGTGATTGTTACGATACCTGAAGGGTTAGACCCGTGGGAATCTGAGATGTGGTTGCGTGACAGCGTGCTTATTGAAGCTAATAAGCTCTACCCTGACGCAATCTATATCGTTTCTGACGGTGACGAGATACCGCACCCAGCTGCTATTCTAGCCGCAGGGGGTAAACCTACCACGCTACTGACCGATTACCGCAACTTTTACGCAGACTGGCGCGGTGTACTGAAGTGGCAACCCGACCACCAACCTGTTATTGGTCGTATCGAAGACTATGAAGATGTCGGTGGGGCTTCTAACGCTCGCTGGTACGCACAATGGCCAAAGAGTAACGCAATCGGTTGGCACCTTTCGAGTTTAGGTGGTGACGAAATGATTCGTGAAAAGCTCGAGACGTTCGCTCACTCAGAGTTTGACGATGAAGCTATAAAAAGTATAGTGCCCGAAGCGAGAAATAATCGCAAAGACTTCTTGAACCGCTTTGACCTTGAATACACAGAAGATATACCAAAAGGTGTGCCACCTCATCTGCTTGGTGGTGCGTTCTAAATAGGGTCTGTGACAGCAGGAGAAGCGGCAGGACGCATTCTACGCTCGAAATAGCATAACTGGTCTTCCTGTATTATAATAAGTATATATGAGCGATAAATTCACTATCGTAGTCGCAGGACTACCACACACCCACCTGACCACAGAATACTCCAGCGACGCGTACCAATCTAAGGTGCGCAATTTTGCTATTATGATGGCTCGCATTGGCTATAAAGTCATTACTTTGGGTGGTGAAGAGTGCGATATTGTCGAACACGGTCACTCACACGTGCCTATTATCACGAAGAAAGAGCAAGAAAAATTCTTCGGTGACCCGCTCGCGTACAAAAAGACGATGTACAACCTTACTTGGGAGCCTACAGACGCTCACTGGCAGCTCTACAACAAGCGAACTATCACCTTCTTGCAGGATTACATCAAAGAACACCCAGACGAAGACGTTCTGTTCGGTGTTTTAGCGGGCTATTGTCAGAAACAAGTCACTGATGCTATCCCTAATCTGATTGCACCAGAGCTATTTATTGGCTACACAGGTGTTTATTCACCCTACAAGGTGTTCGAATCTATCACTCACCAACACTATGTGTACGGTGAACGACACGATGATGACGGAAAGTTCTACGACGCAGTGATTCCACCTTACCACCCTAAAGAACAGTTCCCGTTTGCAGTGAAACGTGGTGACAAAAAGGGTAATTATCTACTCTACATCGGTCGCTTGATTGACCGTAAGGGTTATAACATCGCTCAACAAGTCGCAGAAAAGCTCGGCAAGCGTCTTATTATCGCTGGGCAGCTTAATGAAGGGCAAGAGTTCACTGGTTACGGTGAATATATCGGTACAATCGGTGTTAAAGAACGCGGTCGACTTATGAGTCGCGCTGATGCCGTACTTATGCCTACCACTTATCTTGAACCTGGCGGTAACGTCCACGTTGAATCGCTATTATCTGGTACCCCTGTCATCACGACAAACTTCGGTATCTTCGCGCAAACAGTGCTACAAGGTGTCGACGGTTACCGCTGTAACACGTTCGGTGACTTCTTAGAAGCTGTACGTAGAACTGAAAACTTTACGACCGCGCAACGTCGTGTTATTCGTAAACGCGCACAAGAACGTTTCTCTCTTGAACCTGTTGCTTTACAGTTCGACGCTTACCTTTCTCGGCTACACGATCTCAAGACTGATGGTTGGTATAACCCCTCTCACCACCTCGACCACCTAGCCTAGCTATATCCGACCTCCCGCTATAATAATGAGTGAACAAACACAAACATCAATTAAGTGGCACCACATTATAGTAGAAAGCGCAAGAGACCAGCGTGGCTGGGTAAATTAAATGGCAAAAAGTAACACAGACCGTATTAGTGAGCTTGAGTTTAATCAAGACAAGATCATTATTCCACAGCTTACGGAGGTGAAGCAGTTTGTTGACGCTAATAAAAGCGGAATCACCCTTGCGTCACTACTAAATAACCGAATTATTACGGTGGTGCTTGCCGCAATAGTCGCAGCGGGAATCTATTTCCTAGCAAAAGGAACATTGTAATCACTATGAAACTAAAACTAATCGGCTGGTGGGCTTGGGTCACACACCGTCCCCTTGTACTAATTAACCTATCATTTATCTTAATCATTCTTGGGGGCTTCATCTATCTGATGAACAAACCGATTGATGTTTTGGTTGACTGGAAAATAGAGATTACAGATGTTAAAAACTATAACGGTGACAAGCCTGTATTTAATCCAGGTGACACACTTGTCTTCCAAAGTCAGTCGACTAAGCTGATTAACGCTACAGGTACAAGTATTCGTACTATTATCTGTGAAGCAACTGGTGGGCGTGACGCACGTGAAATCCAGCTCGACTCGATCCCTGCGACCCGACCTAACGGGGTGAACCCACCTCGAGATAACGCAATCGTTATCCCTGACGTAACGCAATTCGATGGCCTACCACGCGACTGTTACCTCAACTTCGACGTATGTTACACTGACGTAATTCTATGGCGAGATCACTGTGAGCGAAACCGAACTGTTACATTTACAGTCGAAGAAGCATCACTTGACCCTGCAACTGTGCGACAACAAGTAGAGGCTCTCGAAGAAAAGATTCGCCAGCTTGAATCAGCGGGTGCAACAACCCCAGCTCCAAGCACAACGAATAACAATACCTCTCGAAATACGACCTCTGCACCTGTAACAAACAACTCAACTACGAACAACACGACTACAAATAACACCACAAATCCTACTCCAGCCCCAGCGCCAGAAGAAGATACAGGTCTTATCGGTGGTATTCTGAAGTTCGTACAAGGGCTATTCTAAACATAAAAAAGGATCAATAATATGACATTAAACATTCCATATCAACTACGTGTCGCGATCTACATTCTCACAGCCGTGGGTACACCAGTGATTGCATACCTGCTCTCAATGGGTATCATCGGTGACCTAGAGGTTACTCTCTGGTCAGCAGAAGTAGCTGTCGCGGGTGCGCTTGCCGCATTCAACGTTAGCCCAGCTATCGACGCAGCTAACAAAGCCGCAACAGACGTTGCAGTAGAAGAAGCACAAAAGGCCGCTAAAGGTCTATAAAAAAAGGAGACTATCAGTAAAATGTTAGGACTATTAGTAAAAGCAGCATTAACAGGACTCGTTGCAGCAATCATCGTAGCAATCGTACTCTGGCTTATCCCAGGTGGCGGTCAGTTCGGTTGGGTTGCACCAGTCGTAGGTATCTTGATAGGCGCACAAGTCTATTTCTCAGGTAACAAGCAACTATAATGAGTAGCGGGCGAAATCCCCGCTTCGATCATTTAATTCGAACAGCAGTCGTACAACGCGTACGGCTGTTGTTTCATATCAGTCAAAAATAAACACACAACAGGGGTACACCAATGAGCGAGAAGCGACTATCAAAAGAATGGGAATCAGCGGCATTTAACCGCGAAACGAACGAATGGGATCACACAACCCTGCAGTCGTATGAGTACATAGAAGACCGTGAACCATTTTCACCAGCAGTCGCAGCTCGCATTACCCCAAGTCGTCGCAAAAGCGTTGACCGACCATACACATCAATCGTAGCGATGGGAGATAGTCAGATTGATTATCGACGGTTAGATAGCGGTGAGCTTCTACCTATTCACGACGAACGAGCGATGAAACTTGCACGCTACATCTGTCGCGACCTACAACCAGACCATATCGTTAACCTTGGCGACTCAGTCGACTTCGCGGCTTTATCTCGATTCAACCCCGATTCAGACCACTTCCACAGGACTTTGGGACCTTCGCTGCAACGAATCCACGACTTCTACGCAGGTCTTCGCTCTGACAACCCACGAGCTAAGATTACAGAGGTAGACTCAAACCACAACGTGCGCTTGAAGAACTACACGCTCAAGAATATGCCGCAGATGTACGGGGTGCGACAAGCTGGTTCTAGCGACGAATACCCAGTAATGACATACCCTTATCTCGCAAACCTACAGCACGTAGGTGTTGATTGGGTCGGTGGTTACGGTGCAGCCGCATTCGAGTACGCTGACGACTTCGCATTTATGCACGGTACTATGTCTTCAGCTTCAGGTTCTACTGCACAAAAACTATCTAAAGAAAATCCAGACCGAAACGTTATGCAAGGTCACGCTCACAGAGCAGAGTCATTCCACCGCACAGACCGACGTGGTAAAGTACTCGGTGCATACGTTGCAGGTGCACTCTGCCGCACCACTGGAGAGGTTCCAGGCTTTCACAGCGCAGTAGATGACCATAATCTCCCTGTAGCATATCAAGAGAACTGGCAACAAGGAATGACACACGTTCGCGACTACGGTGACGGACAATATCAAGTCGATCATATTCTATTCAGAGACGGAAAAGCGTATTATGATGGTAAGGAGTATGACGGGAATGATACGATTTAACGAGCACCACACTGCGCACACTAGAGGTTTCTGGGAAGGTCACCCTGCTTCGTTAGAGATTCGCGAGAACCCGAGTATGATTGCTCACCGACTTGGTGTAGCAGCCCATAATTTGATACACAAAGAAACAATGGCGGTACCTGTACCGTCATTGCATACCATTCAATTTGTTGCGCGTGAACTACCACGAAACCTAGATGTTCTCGATGGTATCGACCAGTATTCATTGCTAGTCGAGAAGTCACTACGTCACCCGAGGGTTAAGCCGCTTGAGCGTGAGCTTGGGGGTTTGTCTATTAGAGCGATCCGTGAACAGATACCTTACTTAAAAGATTTCTACACAAACAAAACGATTCTGTAAACTATTCAGATTCTTTTGTATTGATCTTCTTGATTAGTTCGAAGAGTTCTTTTTCAGCTTGCTCTTCGATAACGTCTAGTTCGCTCATACTTGCAATCCCTCTTATGTGTGTTCCTATAAGTCATTATACACCTAATAAAAGAAACACCCTCTTTCGAGGGTTATTTCGTATAGCGAGCGTTTATGAAGATAGCAACCGCTGAGATTGCGAAGGTGAGTGCAAGCCACTCGAGAGGGTTGATTGGTAGAAACGCTGCGTATATTGCAGAAAACCAAACGCTTGCGCATTTGAAACAGGTGAACCCGTCAAAGAAGTGCCCTGGTTCGCTTGAGGTGTGCCTAGCTGCCCATGCTCGAAAGCGGTCAAAGACAGCAAACGGTCCAGATTCTTCTTGTAGCATGTGAACGATACGCCACACAACTAGCGGTGCAATTAGTATAAAAAGTATGAGCATTATATTTTTTTCTTCGGTGCGCGACCGACGTGATAGAACGGACAGAATTGGCATTTATAAGCCTTTACTGCGTCCCCTTTCTCTTTATTATGCTCTTTTGCTGATTCATAGGTGGAGTGACGTATCTTGCCAGTGCACGACGCAAGCTCTTTCGGGTTGATATTCTTCCCGTGCTTTTGAGCATTTCGGATAGTATTCCTAATTCGCTTGCGCTTGCCGACCATAATCGTCCTCCCCTATACCTATGTCATATATGAACTGATTTTAGCACAGATTTACTTTAGGCTGTAGATATAATCGTTCCCGTATGATGCTGGCACCGTACGAATGTTGACTCTACCGATACCGCCAGCGTAGTTCATTTCACTAATCGTCACTTCGGTTTTGTCACGAGACATGCTTTCAACGATAAAGACGTGACCAGCCCACCCCGCATAGCTTACACCGATAGCCCCAATCTTAGGTTCTTTACCGATTTCAAAGCCTTCAGCTCGTGCTGATGAGGTCCATCTATTAGCGTTACCCCAGAAACTACCGATGTCTGGGCGTTGAGAGCGTGCGTACCACGTACATTGACCCCAAGCGTAACTGTTACCACCTTTATTCGGTGAGTCGCGCCCTGGTTCTACAAAGAAGCTCTTGAGACCAGCGACAGCAGTATCTAGCTGATTGATTTGAGCCTCAAGTTCAGCTCGTTGTGCGATGATTTTCTCGCGTTCTGCTTTTTCTTCTGCGATTTTTTTGGTCATTTCGACCATCATTGTTTGTTGAACTCGCTGTTGTTCTAGTTGCGGGTTAGGTAACGCAGGTATACCTTGTAGCGACATCAGTGAAGCAACAGCGAACTCGACTATCATCTAAGTCTCTCTTCGAGCGACTGACGCTCAGTTTGCAGAGTTGCAAGGGTTTCTTGCTTCTCCTTCAATTGAAATAAGCCAGACTCATTGTCTGACTGAATGGTTTTTAATTGGTTGTCCAACTGTTCAATTGTGACAGCTGGTTCTGTATCCTTGCGATCAGGTAAAACGGTGATGAAAGCTGCGATAATAGCGATTATTGCGATACTGACACCACCAAACAACACTAATTGTTTGATACTCATAATGTAGACTCTCTCTCGTTTTCACGGTGGTGGTGAGGCGGTCTGTATTACTCCTGTATATTATATTATATAAGTGACGTGTGAAAAAAGGTACTAACCGACTGGTCCGCTATGTATCATTATACACGAAGATTGGGCACGAATGTTATTTACGAAAGCTCAAAAATAGCTATAATGAAGTTATGGTAGATCAAGCGTCACTGTACCCGAGGGTACTGGTCAGTGACACGGGGGGTAGTGTTATAACTATCGACGGTGTATTAAGACCAGCGCAACCAGCGCAAATCAACACGTTAGACGTGGGTTATTTCAATGAGGAACAAGTAGCAATTATTATGCACAAGCAGAAGAGCAACTGGTTTGAGTTCAAATACCACCACAAGCTCGCGCGTCACATGTTTATGGTCAGTACAGACCTTGACGTGAACATAGATAAATGATATTATACTTTATATGACTGACACGAAGAACGTAAGCGATTATGCTGAAGCGAATATAACCCAGATAGACGAAATTAAGCGTCTTTATAATACTGGTCAAATTACCCGTGAAGAAGCGTATGAACGCGCTCAACCTATTCTAGACGCGATTGATGAACGTGGTAAGGTGATTGCTAAAAAGCACGGTCGCAGGTACGTAAAACTCAGTTTCGTTAGCTTGATGAGATAGAAAAACCACCCCGAGAGGTGGTCTTCTTTTTTGTTTCGATGTTTATTAGAAAGGGATCGCAGATAGGTCGATAGGCTTGTCTTCGATGTCGTCAATGACTACGTCTTGGCTCCCACTATCTTGCTTCTTTGGGTCGATGAACACGATTTCACGAGCGTTAATCTCGATCTTACTGTGCTTTTGACCATCTTTGTCCCATGTTCGTTGCTGTAGTTGACCTTGCAGTAGGATTCGTGAACCCTTGCTGAAGTGATTAGCAACTAGTTCGGCAGTCTTTTCCCACGCGGTAACGTCGATAAAGCTAGTGTCGCCTTCTTTGTAACCATTTACTGCTACAGAGAAACTTACGACGTTCTTGCCTGTTGTTGTTGATTTTAGTTCTGGGTCTTTTGTAAGACGCCCTGTGATGGTGACGGTATTTAAGTCTGCCATTTTATTCCTTCGGCTTTCGCCCTTTACATAGTTATTACTCTTCTTATTATACACGGATTTGGGGTTCTGGCTACCCAATTGTGCAGACCAAAGTACCTCTATTAAAGACCCAGGATCCACTTAATTGCCGCTACCGCGATTGCGATTACAACAGCTACAATACACGCGATGATAATTGCTGCGGCTGTACCTACGATTAGTGCTCCGCCTTTGTCTTCTGGTTGTTCGTTCTTGCTCATACTACCTCTTTTATTTTTACGTCAATATCTGTTGCATACATCACAGTGTCACTTATCTTGGCTCCTAGGCCCTTCGTGAGTTTTCTGCTTGCACCCAGCCCTATCTTCTCTTTCTCAAGATACTGCACGAAACGTGCACCCATAACGTGAGAGAACACTACAGTCACGGCAATAATATCATCGTGTGTATAGTGTAGCGGAAGTTTACCTGCAGCGTCATCACGCATGATTTCTTCTGCAAGTCGGTGTAGTGGTTCAAGTTTCTCCGTCTGCATCAGTTTCTTCCTTACTTGATCTGAACCCTAAAGTTGGTTTCTCTTTCTCGATGTCCAGCTTCAGATTGTCGATAAAGAGACCCAGAATCACCCGAGACTCCTTATCTTCAATGAGAGCGTTCGCGAGTTTCGCTTTCGCTAACAGTTCTTTTTTATTCATACCCCTATACTACCTATCAATCCTTAAAACTTCAAGTCGTGATCTGCAGCCTGAAATACCATCAAGCCAAGCTCACGTCGCCACATATCAACTACCTGTGGTCGGTCGTCAAATACAGCTAGAACATTGTACTTGTCTTTAATGTGTTGCTCGTACAGCTCTTTCTTTGTGATAGAGTCTTGTCGGTCATCGTTGTCTGCGCGCATAATGAGTTCATCATACGGTATTGACCATTGGTCTAACCACGCTTCTGTAGCCGCTCGAGCCCCCTCTTTGCGACCGCTCAAGAGAATGATGTGTGTGTACTTCGTGTGCTTGCGAGAAAAGTCATCACGAAACAGGTCAATCGCGTCAAAGATGTGTGTTAGTGCGTAGTTCGGTGTGTCATTCTTAACTTGCTCGAGGTCGTACCAGCTACGCCCAGTGAGGTTGTGAGCCAGTGTACCGTCAATGTCGCACAAGAACGCACGTGGTAGCTTGTCTTTCCAGTCAGAACGACGTTGGTGAAAGCCTGGGTGAACGTATTTGTAATACATATCTAAGATAACGTCTTTACCGATACTCTTTTCACGGTCTTCGTCGCGCTTAATACATTCGTCAACTGGTACATCTAAGAAGCTGTCATCGACTTCGAAATCTACGTCGGTTTCGGTAGCCAACATTCGCAGTTGCCCACGGTGCTTAGGGTCGAGGTTTGTGTCTGAAACGACTACGCTGTTACCAGCTCGTAGTGCGTCACGAATAAGACGGTTGCGCTCTCGAATAACGATAGCTTCGTCACCGCGCTTGTGGTTGTACTCACCGCCCTCAAAGAGCTTGCTGTCTTTGCGAATAAGGTCTTTCTCAACCTGCACCCAAGTTTCATCTGGGGTACTGTTGTCTGTCAGCTCACTAGCTGCGGTGCTTTTACCTGAGCCAGGGAGACCAACCATCATACGTAGAATAGGTTTTTTCATGTTGATCCTTTTATGTTTTATCTCTTTCATACCTAAGTATGAACATCAATCGGCTACAAGTCAACTTCTTCGAAAAATTCGTTGAACTCGTCGTGAGTGATTGATAGAAAGAATGGTCGGTCTGCGGAGTTTAGTTCTACCTTTGAACGACCAATATCATAATTGTTGTGGTAGATTGCTTCTAGCTCGAACAGCTCGCCCTCTTTGACCACTCGTGCGTTATGTGATTTGCTCTTGAACTTTGTTTTTGCTTTATACATCTTATAGCCCCTTTACAGGCTTAATTATAAGCTAGAAGCCGCGACAAAATCAATACCAATATCGCCAGTTTTTTAGCATTTCTTTGACATCTTTTTGAGGTGTGAACCCGATTGCTTTTTCAAGTGGTAACGGGTCACCAACTAAGCTCATAGTATCACCAGCGTCGCGAGACCTTTTAGACAATTCAAACGGTACTTTCATAAGCTCAGCAACTTTCTTGATAGACAGCGGTGTGCTACAAAGGTCGTACGCACCAGTCGCATCAGATTCTGCAGCCATCACAAAAGCGAGAGCAACATCACTAACGTGAATAAAGTCACGAATCTGCTCACCATCGTGGTAAAGAGTGGTTACGTTGCCCTCATTTGAGTTACCTGCGAGTAGCGGTACAATGTGGTTCTCTGGTTTGTGGTTTTCGCCAGGCCCGAACGGGTTAAATAGACGTAGCGAGATACTGTTCTTCGGTAGCAGTGATTCACCGAGACGCTTTGTGTAACCGTAGGGTGAGAACTTACCGTATACAGCCGCGCTAGAAGCGAATACGACGCGTCGTGCATTCTCGAGCGTTTGCATTTGCAACAGGTTGTTCGAAACATATAGCCAAGGGTCTTTGAAAGATTGACCAATATCAATATATGCCGCTAAGTGAATGACCGCGTCAAAACTATCAACGTCATACTGGTTAATATAGCGAGCATTTTCTAGCAAGTGGTCAACACAAACAACCGTGTGCCCTCGATTGCGAGCGGTCGCTACAACGTGACGACCGATAAACCCTTCAGAACCAGTGATTAAGATTCTCATAACTGAGTAACAGTGTACGTCTTACCGTCTACGATTTCAAGCACAGAACAGTCACCAAAGTGGGTAAGGTCTGGGTATTGCGAGAATGTGTCAACACACCATACGTTTTGTTGTACTTCCCAGCAAGTCTTGCTTGGGGTGTGACCGAACACTTGGTTTGGTTTGTAGACGTAGCCTTGCCCTGGTCGTACCCACATGTGCCCATCATCTGCGAGTGGGTGACGGTTTGGTGTCCAGTCATCAGTCAGACCAGCGTGCGAGTAGGTAACCCCGTCAATCTCGTAGGTTTCTGGTAGCTTTCGCATAAAGTCAGTGAGTTGCGGTTCAGCGTCAAACATCATTTGTGCGTGAGCGTCCCACCCTGAATACATACCGCTGTACTTCTTGTTGAAATAGCATAGGTCGTGGTTACCGCATAGCGCGATGACGTTCGGGTTAGTTTGCACTAATCGTTGCACCCGCAGAATCATATCAAGTCGGTCGAACCCGCTAGAACCCCAGTTGTCGAGGTAGTCACCTAAAAGAACTACTTTGTCGTAGTTACCAGCGATTTTTTCAACCTTGTCTAAAATCCACTGCTTTTGGTGAGTGTCACCGACTGCTAAAACTTTCACTCTTCAACCTCTATATCGTTAATCACGTTTTTAGCGTGTTCATAATCTTCAAGACTAAGTGTACTAACACCTAGCATACGTTGCAAGCGTGCTTTGTCGTCAGGGGTTAAACCTACTTCGTAAACGTATTCGCGTTCGGTCATATTAGTCCCAGAACTGTCGAGCGTGATGAGCCCAGAAAGTTAGAGCGTTCACAGCTTTCGCGTGTAGCTTTTCAACCTTTGCGTGGTGTTCGTGCATTAGCTTTTGTACGCGAGCTTCGGTGAGTTTTTTACCAGTCTTCTCTTCGCGCCATTCAACACTAATACTTGAGGTGTCTTCTGCTTCACCCTCTGCGATATACGCGTCTTCAAGGTTTACGATTTGACCCGCAAGACCAGTCGCCCAGTCACCGCGATCAACCGCTAAGTATTTATCAATATCGGTGTAGACCTGCTTGAGACTCTTGTAACCGAAGTTACTGCCTTCGTCTACCCACATCTTGAACATATACTCGAAGTCGCTGACACCTTTTGATTCGTGCCACTTCAAGCTCTCTGAGATGAGCGTCATTAGGTGAGTACCGCTATTCCACATATCTTTGTCGCTGTACCCTCGTGAGATACGTTGACGACGAAACTTGTGAATGCGTGACCATGTTTTAGGACGTGCTACTGTTTGCAGTTTGTAGCGTAATGACATACCTTGAATTTCTTCAGCGAGTGCTTTGAGAGTTTCTTTCATAGGTCTATTTTACCTTCTTTCGACCCTTTTTACCAATAAAGTTGTGGTGGGTGCGAATTGAGTGCTGCCGATTCGAGTCGAACTTACCACTGCCACAGGTAGCGCAAGCGTAGGTATTCTTGTTGCGTATGTCCCATTTGGTGAACGCTAAACAGTCAATACACTGTCGAATAACGTAATGACGATTCGCAATGTCTTCGTCGCTAAACAGCCCGTCCATGTGCAACGTCTCGAGTCTCGACACTAGTACAGACCCGTTTCTTTACCAGCTAGAAAAGCTGCCATGATCTTGTTGTTCTGCTCGCGCTGACGGTTCAACGCTTTCTCGGTCGCACCAGAGTTTCGCTTGTGCTGTACGAACCAAGTGAGCGCACCTTCAATAATCACGAACATATCGTCTTCGCTAGTGTTACGCTTTCGCAGTTCAGCGATTGAGATGTCGAGCGGTAGCCCTTTGTCGGTATAGAGTTTACCTACCCACGTACCCTGTTCTTCTAGATATGCTCGGTTAGGGTTTGATAACGATTCGACTATCTTTTCAAGTATTAGCTCTTGCTGCGCCATAAACTTCGATCCTATTCTTCATATTAGCCCAGATGTGCGGGTTCGCTTCTATTTCTTTAATTATAAGCTGTTCAGACGGGTCGAGCGTGTTATCAGGACAGAAGAAGACGAGCAACGCTTTGGTTTTGCCCATAATCATCATATTCCACTGCACTTGGGATAAAATCTTCGCGTCAGTCGTCACAGCGTTCAATAAGTGTCGTTCTTTCATAAAGCATTTGATCTCAACCATATACTCGTCTGTGTACCCGTCTGGAGAGCATCCTGCCCACGGGAAGTCGCTATTGGTAACGAAACCCGTCTCGAGCGTTTTGATGTCGTACACGCGGTCCAGGAGCGTCCTTGCTACAGGCTCTAACGTATGACCACGCTCCGTATACTTGTTACCAGTGAAGTTGCTCTCTTTGAGCTTATACGTTGCTGGGTTACGGGCTAGTAGAAATTCATACGAAGTCGACCCTGTAAGCGGGTGGTCTTCACGAATAGCGAACCATTCAGGCGTGTTCTGTTCGATTTTGTCGTGGTAGGTAATCATTTTGGTAGTTGGTCTTCCAGTCTCTTTTTGATTTGTAGTAGCACCTTACGGGTGTCTGGTCGGCTGAGTGTTTCAAGCAATTCATCAACAACCTCAACTTGCTTGCGACCTGCGTATATCTCAATCAACCCCACTGTGACTGGGAACGCGTCATCTTCTAGATTAAACGGGTCGGTGCCTTCATACTCGTAGCTTTGCTTGTCCCAACGGTTAGCCATATTCAAGTCAGCTTGAACGCTTTGAAAAATTCGCAGGTGACCTAGTATTCGGTTCTTACTCATACATGTGCCTTATATAATCGTGTTCGCTCTCCATCAGGGTGAGTCGTTCTTTTCTAATCTTCATACCGCGCTTAGAAGTAATCAGAAACCCAGTGAGCATAGCTATTTGAGCAACAAGTGCGAAGAACTTAACTGGTGCAAGCGGTATCAATAGCGATGGGAACATAAAAAGAAAAGAACCGTATAAGAAACGCTTCTCCCATTTGTCGTTCTTCTTCACAAGAGCATCATAGAATTTGCCTGAATCTTGCAAGCGGTCTATGATTTGTTTTTGCTCTTGTTCAACGTCAAACATTTTATCCTCTTAGGTAGTCGATTGCGCTTTCAAGTGTCTCCCAGCTGACACCGACAGTCGCATCGTGATGGTTCTTTACATGTTGCAAGACTGCTCTAGCTAGTTCGTAATCGTCTTCGCTATACTCATCTTTCTCTTCGTAATCATACATCACGTTAAACACGTCGTCAACAGACCATACAATGTCGATGCTGTCAACTTCCTTGTCGCGTAGATAGTCGTTACAAGCGTCGCGAATTGCTTCAACTTCTTCGGGTAAAACTGCCCAAGCAACGCTACCACTTTCACGCGATAGCGGTTGCTCTTCGATTAGGTTATCAGCTTGTGAACTGCCGACCTTGTCGACCAGCAGCCACAGCCCCTCACCATTCTTATCTTCTTTGATTCGTCCAGTGAGGTTCCCCATAATTACCCTTTCTTTGCAGCTACGATTGCGTCGAGTGCGTCAGTGCTAGTATCGTCATCAGCTAGGCCGTGGTCTTCGTTATCAACCTTTTCGAGCAAAGCGACTTCTTCTGAAAAGTATACCTTACATGCCCGCTTAATAACAGACTTTCGCCAAAACTCTGATGGCCATTTGTCCCAAGTGTAACTGCTCTTTGAGGCACCCTTCATTTCAAGGTAGTCGCGTTCGTTCAATAGCTCGATTGACTCGTTGTTGTCGAACTTCACGACACAGTACGCACCGTTGATCTTCTTGTCGTCATAGCTTGCAAACGGGTTAGCGATTTCGTGCTTGTATTCAACAAGACCAGAACGCTTACCAACTTCAAATGTGTCACCTTCGCGTACGAGTTGCACGTCAAAGAATACGTCTGGGTGTAGTTGCTTCACCTTGTTCATATACCCTTGGTACGTTACAAGACCCATGTTCTGACCAGACAAGATGACGTTTACACCATCTAGGTTCGTACCGACGTTCAGGTACTTAACAATGAGTGAGTACATCTCTTGGTTAGTGTGCTTCTGCACGATTTGGTTGACCTTTGTACCACTTAGGTATGCGATAGTCTTGTTAACCTTGTTCGCGTCTTGGTTGCTCTCGATGAGCTTTTCTTTTAGTGCTTGTAGATTTACTGCCATTTTATTCGTTATCCTTAATGGTTAGTTTGTATGCGAACGATTGTCGAACACCGACTCCGTCAACGAGGCGACCTTCAAGAACTTGAACAGCTTTCACTGCCTCTTTATCTAGCTTTTTTACGGTTACTTTAGTAACGAAGGCATCGTCAACTTTGTCTTCGTCTGTGATTATCAGTTCTTCACGTGGTGTTAGCGCGAATGTTGCGTTACCAACTTCGAGCTTCTTTTCACCTGTGTCTTTGAACCGCTCAATCATCAAGTCTTTCATTGTCGAGTCGAACTCTGAACGCTTTGCGTTAAGCTCGTCCTGGACGCGTAGGAACTCAATGAACTTAGGGTTGGTTTGCAGTTCGTTCTCGATTTGCGCGAGTGTCATCTGCAGGTTTGTGATGGTTTGTACACCTGTTTCTGCTTCGTTCTGAATATCTTTCATATCCTTATTATAGCAGGAATTTACGGGCGTTGCTACCAATAATACCTATTTTTACCAGAAATAAATGGTTTTTCGTCGTCTTCTTCTAACCATTCTGCAAATTTTTCTCGGTTGAACGCTGGGTCGATCTTTTCAGTTATATATTTGAGGGTGCGTTCTAACCATTTTTCGAAGTCTAATGAGTCGCGATTTTTGTTAGCTTTTTCGCCAACTTCATATATTGAGTATTTTGTCATAGTTTTATACCGACTACTATACACTAAAAATAGACCCCCGCTAAGAGGTCTACATGACTGATTTGGCGCATCTCTTTGTAATCAGTAAAATTATGGTCGGTCTTACGGTCCAACAGATATAGTGCACTGACTATCTGTTGCCCTGCCACCGCGCATTTTGCATTATATACTAATATGTGTATAATGAATACTATGAACACCAAGAAGATTCAAAAGGAAGCGGCTGACCTAGTGAAATACGTCAAGCGCACCAAAGAGACGACAGCAATAGCTGGCGGCATTATTGCTATTGTGGCAGTGACAGGGTTCATTATGGGTACATTTACAAAACGGGGTGAAAAGAAGAAAGAATAATATAGCTTACAACTCAAGTCATAGTTGGAGCTAAATAGCTCTTTTTTTATATCTTGGGTTCGTGGCTCAGTGGTTGAGCAGCAGACTTTTAATCTGTACCACGTTGGTTCGATTCCAACCGAGCCCACCACAAATAATGGACGGTAGCTTAGCTGGTTAAAGCACTTGACTGATATTCAGGAGATCGTAGGTTCAAATCCTACTCGTCCAACCAAGTATTCTGGTGTATAGTTCAATAGTAGAACAGCAGACTTATATTCTGCATACGGTGGGGCAGAACCACCTACACCGACCATTAACAAATTATCGTCTCTTAGCTCAATGGCTAGAGCATCTGTTTTACACACAGAAGGTTGTAGGTTCGAGTCCTACAGAGACGACCATATATAGCGGGGTTGAGAAGCGGTCATTCTCGGAGGGCTCATATCCCTTTGTCGCAAGATACACGGGTTCGAATCCCGTCCCCGCAACCAAATTTGTACGGAGAGCACATCGTTGCAACGTGGCTCGAGAATCGAAAGCGTAGAGGTGCACTGAAGCGTTATTAGAATAGAGGTAGCCTAAAGCTGCCCCCGTGCACCATAAAGTCCTATAGCTCAGCAGATAGAGCACTTGTCTTCGGAACAAGGTGTCGAGGGTGCAATTCCTTCTGGGACTACCAAGTGCCGCCATAGCTCAAAAGTAGAGTAGTAGTTTTGTAAACTATCGACCTCGGGGCAGTACCGAGTGGCGGCCCCATACGCCCCAGTTAGTGTAACGTTGGTTAGCACGCGTACCGTGGTAGGTACGAGGAACGGTTCGACTCCGTGAGGGGCTCCAACATTTGCGGGTATAGTATAACGGCTAATATACCTGACTTCCAATCAGGGGATCACAGTTCGATTCTGTGTACCCGCACCATACGTATAATAAGAGTATGGAAGCATACCGCAAAGACCCAGACCCAAACTTAGTCAAGCGACAAGCTGAAAGTCTAGTGCATGACCTAACTCGCGACATCATTGAAGAAGAAACGCAAGCACTCGAACAAGGTTTCGTAGTACTGCGCAGACACTTTGGTGAAATAGCTGTGAAACAAGCTGGTATGGTTCACATTACTCAAATCAATGATCTGCTCGATAAGTACCTCAAAGCAGAAATATAAGGTTCTCTGGTCTAATGGATAGGGCACTTCGGTTCTAACGAAGCTGGTGCTGGTTCAAGTCCAGCGGGAACTACCAAACAATTCGGGGTTGTCATATAACGGTTTATTATGGGACGTTTGCAACGTCTTCACCAGAGTTCGATTCTCTGCAACTCCACCAAATACATATTGGTAGCAAGTATGATTACGAGGTCAAACCAGGCAGGAATTGCATGGACGTATGAGCCGAAACTTCTCGTAGCACCTTTTCAAGATATGGAACCGTAGCTCAGCTGGTTAGAGCACCTGACTCTTAATCAGGGTGTCATAGGTTCGATCCCTATCGGTTTCACCACATATCGCCCATTCGTCTAACGGTTAGGACACATGATTTTCAATCATGCAACGGGAGTTCAACTCTCCCATGGGTGACCAAATTTATAAAAAAGATTGTATTGCCATTTATTATTATGGTATAATGAAATTATGAAGACATTATATAGTCACTCACTACTATCACAGCTCTGGTCAAATTGCCCGGATCAATTTAGTGTAGGTGTCTTGTCGTTCTCTTCATAAGAAGAATTTTGAAAACAAACAACGAGAGACATCTACCCACAAGTAGGTGTCTTTTTTTAACAAATTAACCGACGGACGAGGCTTTGGCACGGTAGTCAGCAGATAGGGCTGTAAGTGACCCTAACACCCCAGCTCCCAAAGCTGGTAGGTACTGTAAACCGTGATGGGTAGCGCAGCGGTCGAGTTACATCAGGGGGTCTATTGCAAAGAGCGATAGATTAAGCTGGGGCATACACTCCCCTCCCCCGAAATGAATGGTTGTACGACGGGTCTGCCGACCCTTGGAGCGTTTAGCGCACCCTGCTTGAGAAAGATAAGCGAGTCTCAAGTATAAGGCTCATTCAGACTACCGATGAAAGGTCTGACCGATTTGATAGCTTTATGCAATTGCATATCGCTAGTCGGGACGCTGGGCACAAATCAACAAAACCCAGCACCCAATATACATGTACTCCCTAGTGGCGATGGGAACTGGTCTCCAAAACCAGTGCGAAAGCTAAGCAGTTCGAATCTGTGTACGTGTGCCAAATATGCGATCATGGTGAAGTGGTTATCACAGTACCCTGTCACGGTATAGTCGCGAGTTCAATTCTCGCTGGTCGCGCCAAATATATTCTAGATCGGCCCATCGGTAGGGCAGCTCCCTGTTAAGGAGAAGGCGATTGGTTCGATTCCAATATCTAGAGCCAAATCAGTCTATAGTGAAGTGGTATCACGCGTGCTTTGGGAGCATGAGACCGTAGGTTCGAACCCTACTGGACTGACCATAACGGGGAGTAAGCATAACGTTAGTGCTGCGGGCTGCAGAGTAATATAGACCCGATGCCCAGGTTCAACTCCTGGCTCCCCGAACAAGTAACTTTTGGTTTTGTAGCTCAGTTGGTTAGAGCACCTGTTTGAAGAACAGGGGGTCGTCTGTTCAATTCAGACCGAAACCACCAAATATGTTGTAGCGTGCAGGGCACCCGATTGACTGTAAATCAAAAGGCGATGGTTCGATTCCGTCCTACTTCACCAAATATACCCCCGTTTGTAGTGCTCAGCTTAATTACCTGAGTAGATACGCAGGCAAGCAAGTGCAACATACTAGTTATAAAAAGCATTTGTTAGCTCACCCTAAAGGTTTGCGGGGGTGCCAAATATGAAGCGTTGGCGGAGCAGCTACGCAGCGGATTGCAAACCCGTTTACATCAGTGCGAATCTGATACGTTTCTCCAAATATGTGCTTATGGCGGAACGGTATACGCAGTAGTTTCAAAAGCTACCGAGTTAATCTCATCTCAGTTCAAGTCTGAGTAAGCACACCAAATATGCCGAAGTGGTGGAATTGGTAGACACGCTGGTCTTAGGAACCAGTGCTGAAAAGCGTTGTGGGTTCGAGTCCCACCTTCGGTACCAAATTACGGTCTATGATGAAACGGTAGACATAGCAGGCTTAAACCCTGCGGAGATTAAAACCTCGTGCTAGTTCAAATCTAGCTAGACCGACCACAATTAGGAGAGGTGTCAGAGCGGCCGATCGAGCTGGTCTTGAAAACCAGTGTGTGAAAGCACCGTGGGTTCGAATCCCACCCTCTCCGCCACATGGAAGATTAACCTGATAGGATCAGGTCTCGCCCGCTAAGCGATGAGTGTGAAAGCATGGTTTTCGATTATCCAATCTTCCGCCAAACTCCGTACACGTGTCTGAAGTGTATAACGTTTGCACCAAGGCGTTGCAACCCGTGTGCGGAGCCAAGCGTGGTGAAAGTAGTTCAATGGTTAGAACGTCGGCTTGTGGTGCCGATAATGTGAGTTCAATTCTCATCTTTTACCCCAAGTATACTCATGTCGTCTAACTGGTAGGACACTGGATTTTGGCTCCAGCAATCTAGGTTCGAGTCCTAGCGCGAGTGCCAAGAAATTATATTGTATTTTACGTTGAATAACCGCTGGGAATGTGTCGTGATAAATCCCGTTATACTAAGTAGAGAATCAACCAAGCCCTCAAATGAGGTGCTTATTATTTACACTTAAAACGGGGTACAAATGAACGCAACTACACTCATCAACGACGAAATGACACTAGAAGAAAAGCTCGCAGCTATTGACGCAGCGATGGCAAATGCACAAGCAACAGCTGATAGCACAGCAAAAGCGCAAGGTCGTGTTGCAGCCCCTATCGACCCTTCAGACGCTCTTATGTGCGAAGGTTGTCAGTGATGGCTGGCGAACATCTAGGTAGTCTAGACTTTGGGGCTCACAACCCTGAAGTGAACCCAAGCGTATACGCTCGCATTATGGACCCTGAACTTTGGGGAGCAGATGGTGAACGTCTGGTAACTGAAGCCGAAGTCCGTATGCTTGGTGAAATCGCAATTAACGACAACATCATTCTAGGAACTGAATAATATGGTTACAATTTACAGCACCGCGTGGTGCGCATTCTGCAAGACAGAAAAGCAATGGCTCGACTCTCTCGGGGTTGCATACGAATCAAAGATGATTGACGAAGACGAAGCTGCAATGAAGGAGTTTGAAGCTCTGAACGTAGGTAGCGGTGTCCCAGTTACTGTCATCGGTGACACAATTGTGCGAGGTTTCGACCGACCAGCACTCAAAAACGCAATCGGTATTTAGCCCATTGATAAGAGAGGCTTGTATGTTACAATCAAGCCATGAAGATACAAATAGATGACTGGTTCTACAGCGACAAGCGGTTCAAATCGCTCATTGCTGACGAGAAGTTCACTCTACTTGTAGTAGCTACTATTAAAAAAGCTACGGTCGGTTCGGTTAGCTCTCGAACTGGTCTGGTACACGACACGGTTAAGATTATCACTGACCGACTACTCAAAGAAGGACTCATCTCAACCGATGGTGAGTCTTTTTCTATCGTTGAAAAAAGCGGCAAAGAAGTCACTGCAGCCACCACTGCTGTCGCTCTCGACGACAACTACACCCGTCTAGTGCAAATGCTCTACAAGGTTATCAACGAGACATCTCCAGGTGGTGCAAAAGAGGTCAAACCAAACACGAGTGACTATAAGGTTATAAAGCTAATGGTAGAGAAGGACGGTATCGCAGTTGAAACGATTGCAGGTATCTTAAACATCTACACGAATATCCCGTTCTGGGGTGAGAAGTACATCGTTCAGTCTGCCTCGGGTCTTCGAAAACATTGGTTAAAGATTTACCAATCAGCTGAAAAGCATTATACTAAAACAAGAGTTGAAAAAATATGAGCGAAAACGAAGTATCACTACAGCAAAAAGTCGTCATCACCCGAAACGGTGCACTTTTTTATCTTGATCTCGAACGCGCTGCTAAGGTTGAAGCACTCTTGCTTTCACCGTCTAAACCAGACTACCTAGAGATTGACGGTACACTCGTACAAGCACGTGAAATTACTATGGTTGCACCTACTGCAAAGGTCGAAGAAATGAACCGACGCAAAAAAGGTGACTGGCAATGCGAACGCGGTCACTGGCACACTCGTGACGAAACCGTCTGTAAGCAAGGTTGGGGAACTGGTGGCGTTGCTAAAGAACGACCTAAAGACCCAGAACTCACCCCGCTACAAAAAGCACGAGGTGAACTAGTCAAATCATTGATGGACGATGATGGTAAGTCACTCGCAGAAGCAATAAAGATTGCGCGAATACAATACCCGACACCTAAAGAAGAAGCTAAGACTGCTTAGAAACCCCGATTTCACATCGAGGGTTTTCTTTATCTACCCCTCTATAGTAAACGTGCAACGTGCTAAGAATGTTGGCGTTGTCATCTGTAATGAACCCAATATCTACTAGCAGGTCATTCACGGATTCAATTTTGTTAGATAGATCAGTCCTGCGTCTGTCGGGTAGGTAAAAGTCGTACCTTATGGATAGTGGTTCGTCGAGACCTTCTTTTTCTAAACCGATGAGCTGTTCTTCGGCAGTCTTGTGCCATTCGGTATACGCTTTACTTGGTATAGTGCGACCGTTGCGTAGGGTGATTCGCGAGTTTTTCTTAGAGGGTATGCGACCCCGTAGTTCGAACATATAGTCGTGCATCGTCATTCTGGCCTACTTGCTGCGGTACTGTGTATACGACTTTTCTGACCTAGGGCCATTACGTCGTATACAGTCAGCTCGCTATCTTCGTCTTTCAGTATGTCGACAAGCGATTTCTTGAAAGTGTAGAAGTTACGTTTATTAGCGGTCGTATAAATATCGTACCGTGTGGTTTGTAGCGGTGTCATTGCGATTACTACTTTGTCAGCGTAAACCCAGAACACCATTTTGTTTTTGTCGTATCGTGTGTATTTCATATCATTTTAAGCCGAGACGAAGTCAGGGCGATCCTCTTTAGCAACGCGGTCTTCTTCTTCGACGTAGCGTAAGTTGTTCCAACCACCACAACCGCCCTTAGCAGGGTTACACCAGTATCGACGGATCATACCGTTGACACGAGGTTCGGTACCTCGTGATTGGAAGGCTGCAGAACTTGTACCACAGTGAGCACAAACACCTTGACGGTTGAGAATGATACCCATGTTCGGGTGAGTTCTATCGAAGCCACGTTGGTCGATGTAGATTTGTTCAGTGATTGCAACGTCTTGGTCGTTATATTCTTTCAATAACTTCCAGCTGTGCTTATCTTTCTTTTCTAGACAATCATACCATAACGCCCCAACCTTGATTTCCGATTTACCGCTGTAACCGTGGTACTTGCTGATTTCATCGAGTCGGTTAGACGGGTATTTAAAAATACGCCTTGCTTGCGCGAGCGTATCAACTGTCTTGTACGGTGATGGTGCCCCTAGCTTGTGCTTGATGAAGTAGGTGTTTGCCATCTTGATGTCGAAACCACGGAGATTGTGACCTACCACGATAGCCGCTTCGTCTAGGATTTTGTGCAGCGCGATAGCCACATCTTTGTCGTCGTGCTTGTCAGCTTTGTATCGGGTCTTAAAATCTGGTAGTTGAACGTGGTGCACTTTGTCTTCGTCTAGCCACTTGTACGAGAAACTCATCAAGATTTGGTTGTGAACGATGTTGAACGTATTAGCTTGCCACATTGGAGGGTAACTGTATGCGAGTAACGGTGAGACTTCGAGGTCTACTGTCACTGTTCGCTCTTGACTTTGCATATTGAATGTTTTCCTATTTATGTGTTTATCATAGGGCATTCGGCCTGTCAAGTCCACTTTTTAACGATGTAGAATAATCAACAGTGTGTTCACCTCTGTTGGTTTCTGGTAAAATAAGAGTAATGAGTAAAAAGAAGAATAAATCTGTACCGCAACCGAGTAACCTACCCGTTCTAGAGGGTCAGACTTCTATTACAGACTTTATCAAATAACGACTTCTATCGGTGTACCGTCTTTTGGTAGGTAGGGTTGTGTCGTTAAACCGTATTCGCAGTATAGACCCTGCTCGTCTAGCTTGTGTTCTAGCTCGTGTATAGATTCAGCGGTGACCGCTCGCACTAGGTGAACCTTCACAGGGTTGTCGAGACCGTGATCTCCCCACGCTTCTGCCATCAAGTCCCAACCGTACCACTTACCGTCTATTTCTTTTGCAAAATAAAAGTTATTCGCGCTCATCTTTTTTGTCCTTCTCCATTACGGTCTTAGCGTAGTCGTATGCGCCTTCAATAGGTTTACCTAGTTTCATACCAATGGTAACTAAAAGATTGAACCGCTGGGCTTGTGTAGCTGACAGCGGTTCATAGTATTCTTCTGCTTCTTGTACTGTCATAGAGACAGTATACTACTTTACTTCTTGAAAGTGAATTTTGAGAGCAAGTCTACGATCAACTTAATGACCTTAGATAGCCAGCTCGTAGCACTTTCACCGTCTTCAGGGACTGGAATCACTGGTGGGGTGGTTGGTGGTTCAACGTATGAACCGACTGCGATTAGCTCGTCAACAGCAGGAGTTGTCACAGCGTCAGACTTGACTGTTCGTGCGGTTTCAACACCGTTTGTGTAGGTTACCGTCCAGACGATTGTTCGAACACCCTTAACACCAGCTCGGATAACCTTTTCTTTACCGACAGGTAGTGTCGCGTCTGTAGACTTAGTGATTTGGAATGCGACTTCTTCAGTCTTGCTTTCTTCTTTCACTTCTACAGTAGGTAGAGCTTCTAGTGTATTTTCATCAAACCCGTTACCAACATTGTTAGTAGATGAGTAAGGTGTACGCAGGTAAGTCTTGCCGTTCCAGTTTGACTTTTGGTTGAGATCGAACTCAGTACCAGCTGGGTAGGCTTTTACACCGTTACCAGTCTTAACTTCAACGAGTGTAGTACCACCAGCTTTAGCTCGCATACGACGTGGTGCGTCCATTGCTTGCCATGTTGGGTCAGCAGGTGCAGGTGGTTGAGGTGGGTTGTTAATGTAGTTAACGATTGCGTCACGTTGTTCCATGATACGTGCAGGACAAGCAGTACCAAGTTGTGATACTTCGTGGTGACCTACGACTGCGGTTGCGCCACCAAGAGCAACGTCTTGTGGTCGCCAGAAAGCAGCGATGACTTTGTTGTCACCATCACGGAGAGTGTAGTTTCGGTAGTCACCAAGGTTTTCGATACCGATTGAACGAGTGTTGATGTCCCAGTTACCAGCGTGCCAAGTGATTTGACCGAATGGGTCGCTAACGAGAGGTACTAGACGGTAACCAGCGGCTCGTTCAGCATCAGTAGCGTCAGGAGTGCTACCATCAACTCGTTGCCCCGCATAGTGGGCTTGTGAGTATGAACGTGCGCCAGTGTAAGGGTTGATAAGACCAGACCAGTTACCAGCATTTGAACCGTAAGCGCGAGCGTACCCGTTGTCGCTAAACCATTGTGCAAGCCATGCTTTTGACTTTTCAGTCCAGAGAGGAGTCACCGCGTGGTGAAGGACAAGATAATCTACTTTTTTTCGGTTAACGTCTGCCATTATTCAGATTCCACCTTCCCAGGTAGCTCTTTCCAAACAGCTTCAGGGATAACACCCTGACCGTTATTCACAAAATCTTTGTTTTGCTTTGCTTGTGACGCTTGCTTTTTTACGTCTGCTTTTTCTGACTGCTCTTGCAGTTTGTTGATTTCTGCTTCTGTTGGTACGTTTGCCATATAAAATAACCTCTCTGTATATTCATTACTTATTATACAGTTTTGAGGTTATGCGCTATAAGTTGTGATATAATCGCGAGCTTGCTCTTTGGTGTAGTACGAACCGTCCCAGTCGTTTTGAATGACACCGTTGCACTCTTCGATCATTTCTAAGATGATTTCTTTTTGTCGTGGGTTGTCTTTTTGAAGCATTGCGCTCATAGACCGACCGTTATTGATGTAGTCGTCAGAGAGGTTCTTGCCCTTCGCGCTGTGAAGCTCCCAGCCCTTGAGACTACCCCATTTCAATAGAATGTAGTCGTCACCTGTTTTGAAAGATAGCTTCTCGAGCTTCTCGGTTGCCTCTTTGACGAAGTTGCGAAGTTCAGCTGCGGTATCGGTCGTAACGGTCTTACCCTCTAGCGACTCAGCCAACTCGTCGATTGCTTGAAGAATCTTAGACATTGTTCTTTTTGCCGCAACGCTGACAAGTAGCGTTCCAAGAGACTCGTTCTTTGTAGTAACCGTTGTACTTGTCCCAGTCGTGAAAACCTAACTTGCACGCCAATTTGTTCAGAAAATTCTTCATATAAACCTTTGTATTACTTATTAGCTCGATTATATAACTTTTCAAGGTCTTCGTCAAGACTTTTTAGACACCGCTGACACTTAAAACTACTGATTGCGCAGTTCGTGCATATCTGTGGTGTAGCAGTACTACCGTGCATTTTCGAGGTCTTGCAAACTGGGCACTCCCATGTGGTCATAGCTGCCCCACCGAACCACCCGCGACTACGACAGTCTTCGCAGACAATGTCTTTGAAGCGCCACGCTTTGAGCACTTCTAGCTCAGGTGCTTTCATAGCCTCTTTAACAGCGTCTTCTTTGTCCCACTGAATATGTGTCAGTAGAGACTTAAAACCGCTCTTACTGAAGCGGTAGTCTGCTTTAACGCGACTTTTACCCACCATATTGTATAAGTCGATGTAGAACTTTAGCGGTTGTCTCATACGAGCTCCTCTAGCTGCTTCTTCGCCTCTTCGAGACGGTGCGGTAACCAGATAGTTATTACCTGTGAGAAACTGCTCGAGTCAGAATACAGACTAGCTGATAGTTGCATTTGCTCTAGCGTTTCAATCGTTGCTTCGAGCTTTGCAACTTTGACGTGTCGCTCTGAGTAGACTGGGCTTTGCAGACCAGCTGTGCCAAATAGCATCTCATCTTCGCATTCGTTCCACCCTTGACGGTACGCTTCTCGCTTAATCGCTTCGATTTCACTCTTCTTCATCGTGACCCTCTTTTCTACCTTGTGTTAAACCGTGGTAAAACGCGTTCTCACGATCTTGAGCCATCAGCTGAATGAGTGCGTGAACCGCTTCAGTCTGTCGACCCGTGTTTGATACCATAACGTACTCGTTAAACCAGTTGTCGAGCGGTGTAAGCTCTTCTTCGTCTGTATCTTCAAGAGGTTCAATACCAAACGCGTAGACTGCGTTGCGGTAGATACGTGGGCCATAATGCTCCATACCGTCAGTGATAAGATAGTCAACCGTACCGTGCTGGGTTGTGCGAGCTTTCCACTCCCACTTCCCATCAACGTGTGTCGGTTCGTTTAGCACTTCGAATTGAATGCTGCCGTACTGACCAGACTCCCACAAAATGTCACCCTTGTGTATGTCACGGGGGTTAACTTGCGTAAAATCGTAGTCGTTAGGATTCTGTTGATTCATTTTCAATTACGGTGCTTACTGTGAAGTTAATCTTAGCACCTGTTTGCTGTTCAATCAAGTCGACAGTATCGAGGATAACGTCTGGGTGATATGCGTTGTTCGGGATTTCGCTTACAACGAGTGAAGCCTCTAGAGTTGGGCGTTCAAATAATTCTTTTGGTACGTCGATGTTCAGCTTTACAGCTACTTCGTCCCAGTCGAGCGATGGTTTTTGTTTTCGTACTGATTTAACACCGTTTTTGTTGACTACGAGCCAGTTGGTCAAGATCATTTTCTTTCTCTCCTATTATTGCTTTGTAATCGTAGGATACTCTTTGTCCTCGGGTTTGTCAACAGAACCGTTGGTTCCCATCCACGCATCGGGTCGGTCACCCACAAAGTATGGGTTCGTAGGTGACTTCGGTGTTGGTGTAGTGAAGATAGGGGTTAATGGTGAATACGGTTTCGACGGTTGAAGCGTTGGCGCAACAGGTGCAGGTCGTCGCAATTCTGCGATTACCGCTTCTGCAAGCTCGCGCTTTTTGTTTCGGTATAGGTATTCTAGTACGTCGCTAATTGTTTTTGTTGCCATCTTTAATTCTCCAATAACATACTTTTCTATTCGTAACTGGGTAAACGTCCTTAAACGCAAGTTCGACCAACCCCTTCTCGACTAGCTCGTTTGTTCTAGGCGTGATGGTGTTGATCGGCTTGTGCAAGTGATTTGCAATTTCTTGGTTGTTGACGGGTCTTTTCGCTAAACGTATAACATCGAGAACCACACGCTGCCTATCACCAAGTGACGGTGTCACGTCTTCATAGGCAGCGATGCTTGTATCTCGTACTGTCATTACTTAGTCGGAATGTAGAATTGTGCACCGTCACCCGCTTGGGTAGTTGGTAGAGCACCGTTCCACTTCTTGATCCATTCTTGTTGCAATAGCTCTGGTGTGAGTGTTTGCTGTTTAACGCGTTGTGCTTCTGCCTGTGCGTTTGCTTCTGCTACAGTCTTCTCTGCTTCAACCTTTGTGGTCTCGAGCTCCTGACGAGCTTGTGCGATCTTCTGGTTAGCGATTTGCACTGCTTCAATAGCTTGGTTGAATGCCGCGCTGAATGTAAAGTTGGTAATTGCTACGTCTTGAATGACATAACGCTTCTTGTGTTCTGGGTTGTTTTGAATGCGTTCTTTGAGTAGGTCGAAGAACTCAGTCTTTACAGCCGCACGCTCGGTGATTAGCTCACTCGCTGTGTACTTAGCTGATACAGCTTTGAAAGATTCGATGATTTGCTGTTCAATAATAGTCTTATAGTAGTCTTTACCGACGTTCTGGTGAATGTCACCGATTTTACCTGCATTGATACGGTAGTTAAGCACGATTGTCGCGTTAACGTCTTGTAGGTCTTTTGTCGCAGATGGTGCAGCCGACTCAGAACGTAGTGTCTTTACATCATATTCTGTAACCGTTTCAATACCCCAAGGTGCTTTGAAAGCGATACCCTCAGTAAGTTCACGACCAGTAACGCGACCATAGTTAGTCACGACACCGACTTTACCTGTACCGATAGTAGTTAATGAGCTAAAGAATGTGATTAGTAGCAGTAGGCCTACAAAACCCCAAATTCCCCACTTGATATACTTTTTTACCTGACTATTTGTCTGTGTGCTAGTTCTTCCCTCGAACATTATTCAATCTCCTTATTGACTTCTTCTATTAGTTTGTCAAGCTCATCATAATCTACTTCGGGGTCTGGTGCAAGATAAATAGCTTTAACAGGGGTGATAAAGTCATCATTCAGCTTAAAAACCATCTCGTCAGCTTTCTCGTGATCTTTCAGGAATTGTAACCTTAATTCATCGTATTTGCTCATCGCGGTTCTCCTGTAGGTATTCTATCGCACGACGCTTCACTTCGTCCACATTTATGCGTTTATCTTCTTTACTGATACTTTCAAGTTGCATACGCAAGAACATCGCAATCGTCGTCTTAACCGCATACTCGTCTCGAAAGGCAAGCTCTTTAACGACAGCTTCCATCGCTCGCTTCTCAGCACGCAATGAGTTGCGACCAGCTGCCATGTTGTCGTGTGCGTCTTGCATGAACTTGTCGATAATATCGGTCAGGTCATTTATGTCTGGTACGTTTTTGTGCATCAGCGGTACGTCCAGGTTTTAACTGCAGCCCATGCTTCTTCCATAGTGTTGTATTGGTGCAAACGGTGCGGCCCAAACAGGTAGGAGTAAACCTCACAGCCAACTTCGGGCTTTGCATTTAAGTAGTCATCGGTCTCGAACCAGTTAGGGTAACTCAGCATAAGCCCGACATATCCCTCGGTACTTTTGCAGTGACCGTCTGTCTCTGGGTCGTTCTCCCATTCAACGTGCAGGTCGTGTAAGTGTTGACGAATCTTCTTCAGGAGTCGTATGTCTTTATCAGTCATCTTCTCGGTCCTCATTAACGGTTACGATTACGTTGCCCACTTTTATCGCTTGCTTCGATTGCGATACCTTTAGCTTTAAGTCATTTATATCATACCCTTCCACGCGCTGCAAATAACGAACAATTGCGTGGTCAGTCACCTCTGGCACCATACCATCGTGCTTCAAGTCGTAGATAGCCATACCGACTCGGTGCCGACGTGAGTTCAGTTTGCGTAAGCGGTTTTCGATGGGCTTCTTTTGCTCTTGCAGTTCTTTGATTTCATTTAATAATAAGGTGTGTTCGCGTTGGTACTTATTCAGCTTTTCTTCACGATTCATTTTTCAGCTCCTTGATACGGTATTCCCAGTCGACGTTGCAGTCTTTCCACCCGTCAGCAATTGCGTAAAATGTGCAGTCAGTGTCTTTGCAACCCAAATGCAAATAATCGCAACCACAACCCTCTTCGCATTGTGACGCGTAGTATTCGTGTTCATGGTCTTTACCCTTTAAGATGTCTTCGTCAGTCTTCATTCAATCCTTTTTCTACCCCAAGACGACCCAGCATTCGTAGCGCATATTCTCTTGCGCGTTCTGCAACCTCGAGTTGGTATTCCCAATGTTCGCGTTGCTGCGGTGTCAACTCTTTCGGCACGGGTAGGTACCTTACGTTGTCTAAATGCTCTGCCATTTGAAAGTCAGTATAGCATTTTCCAGTACAATAATATACAGAATGAGTGAGATATACAGCGACAAAATAAAAACCCCGATTTATACGCCAACTGGCGATAAGCCAGACATCGACGAACTGGTCGACGACAAAAAAGTACGTGACCTAAATGAGCGTATTCGCGGATCAAATATACCATCTGAGATTCAAGTGTTCCTTCGCAAAGCTGCGACCCGACACTATGTCTATGACTATAGAAAAATCGCTGAATACTACGCTCACGCACCTAAAGAAGTACAAGAACTATTTGAAGCGTCACACCTCGTGATTATTGACTTTGACAAAGCAATCGAAGAGGGCTACGTTCAAATGAATAAACGCCTTATGAGCGTACGATCAAAACAAACAAATTACGACAAAGAAATACATGGAAAACAAAAACTTCGTAGCACTGATATTGACGCACGGGCGACCGAATAACCAAGTTACCGTAAACACGCTCAAGCGTCACGGTTATACAGGTGATTGGAAGCTCGTTGTGGACGATGAAGACGCAACATTACCCGAGTACCGTAGAGTATGGGGTGATGACAAAATCGTCACGTTTAGTAAGAATGAAATCGCAGAGCGGTTTGATGAGGTAGACAACTCAGGTGAACGTCGCACTATCTTTTACGCTCGCAACGCTTCGTTCGATATTGCTGAAAAGCTAGGGTATAAGTATTTTATCCAGCTTGATGATGACTACGACAGTTTCAGGTGGCGAATGAACGAAAACATCGAATACTCTTCGCTTATGCTATCCCCGCTACCCGAAGAACAGACGCTCGATAAGGTCTTTGACATAATGCTCGAATACTTCATATCGGTTCCCCTGATGTATTCACTCTGCATGGCGCAGTCTGGTGACTACATCGGTGGTGGCGGTTCGAAGATGGTAAGCGACCAATTCAGACGCAAGGTGATGAATAGCTTCATTTGCTCAACTGACAGACGTTTCAACTTTGTCGGTCGTATTAACGAAGACGTAAACACCTACACGTCACTCGCACACCAAGGGTTCTTGTTCTTAACGACAGCGTTCATCGCACTCAACCAGAAGACTACCCAAACAAACACTGGCGGTATGTCTGAGATGTACAAATCGCTCGGTACCTATACCAAGACCGCGTACACAATTATCACCCACCCGTCAGGTGCAAAGTTCTCGGTTCTTTACAACACATCTGCGATCAAGGGCGCGGGTAAAGAAAAAGACAATAACGCGTTTCGCATTCACCACCGTATTAACTGGCGTAACACTGCACCTCTTATCCTTCGAGAAGAGCATAAGAAAGTATAATAGGTAATAGAACTATGAATAATCAACCCGACCAAAAACCAAAAGAGACCCCTGAAGAACGACGAGCCCGACTCATCGCTCAACTTGAACGTGGTCGCGAAATTGCAAAAGAAAAGAAAGAACTTATGGAAGCTGCGGGCATGGACCCGTCAGACTATCAGCTAACAAAAGACGGTGACGTTGTGCAACGTAAACCATCTGTGAAAAACCTCTCAAAAATCGTGCAAGAAGTGCTTGCTGACCCTGAGTGGATTGACAAGGTGATCCGTAACCAACCTGACTGGTGGCAAGGTCTACCTGTTAAGAATGCCGCATATATTATGACAACCAGTATGATTACTATGGCGATGTCAGGTAACCTCAAAGCTGCTGACTGGGTTCGCAAGACTGGGTTCGGTGAAAAGGTAACCGTCGAAGCTGAAGACGATTCATTCTTCGGTAAGCCAGACTTCACGATTCGTGTGGTCAACCCAACATACACTGTTGAGGAGCTACAGGGCGAAGAACCGAAGTACATCGAATCAAATGCTTCTGAAATGATTGAAGAACACCTAGGCACCGAACTCGATGCAGAAGTCGATGAATCTTAATGGCAGATGTCGTATTTTCAGACGCGCAGTTGCTCGCTTATAACGAGTTCTTAAACCCGCAAAGTACCCGTATTCTTTATGGTGGTGGTGCGGGTGGTGGTAAGTCATTCTTTATATGTCTTATTGTTGCGCTAATGTCTAGAAAGTACGCTGGTATACGTATTGGTCTCGCTCGAAAAGAGTTGATGAGCTTGCGACAAACAACACTCTCTACATTGCTCTCAAAAGTACACCCCGCACTCGGTATCACCCAAGACGACTACGTTATTAACGGTCGTGAAAACTTTCTCGAATACCGCAACGGTTCGCGAGTTCAGTTTCTTGATCTAACTGCGAAGCCATCAGACCCTGACTTCGAAAGTCTCGGTTCACTTGAATTGACTATTGCACTCGTTGACGAAGCAGGTGAAACAGATAAGCGCGCGGTTGACGTGCTTTCTTCACGTGTAGGACGATGGATGAATCGCGAGTTTGGTCTAGTCGGTACAACACTGCTCGCGTGTAACCCTTCAACTAACTGGTTGCGACAAGAGTTCTACGACCCTTATGAAAAGCGTGGCATGGGACCAGTTCAAAAGTGGGAGAACGGTGAAGTGTGGGTAGACGGTACAAAGGTGCCAGCTTACGACGTGTATATTCGTGCAACCGTAACATCTAACCCGTTCATCGACCCGAACTACATCGAAAACTTGAAGAAGCTACCACCACAAGAACGCAAGCGTTTGCTTGACGGTGACTGGAATTACCTTGATGACGATGACTCGTTGTTCCCGATGAAGCTACTCGACAAAGCTACGACATTCGAAGCTGATTTAGACGAGCCAGTAGACGACAAGTTCAACAAAGCAATCGGTGTCGACCTTTCAGACAGCGGTAAGGACGCAACCATCGCTGTACTCGTTGAAAATGGTGTCGCGGTCAAAGCTATTGAAATCAAATCACCAAAGGGCAGCGACCAAGCAATCGGTCACGCTATCGCAGAGAAACTTATCGACTTCGCACTCAAGAATGGGTTCACTCCTGCAGTTGCTAAGTACATCACGATTGAGGGTAACGGTGTGGGGGCTTCAGCACGCGATGCCTTGCGTTCTAAGGGCTGGAAGGTAAATGTATACATTGCGACCCAACAAACCCGCTCAGACGGCTTCTATAACCTTATGCTCGACCTAGACTCTGGCCGTATGAAATTGCTTGAGGGTGCAAAAGACTTCAACGTATCAGAAATTAAGAAAGAACTTATTGCCCACACCTACGACCTCGACACAGGTAAAACTCGAGTGGTCAAGAAAAGCGTACTTCGCAAGAAAATCGGTCGGTCACCTGACTGGGCTGACGCGATGATGATTGCTAACATGGCTTACAACGCGTTTAAACCAAAGCCTGTTGGCGCGTATATTAGGTGGTAGTATGCTCACCCCTTCAAATAACCTGTTAACCGTCAACGGTTGGAAAAACGTCACCGAATTAAATGTAGGTGACGAGGTTTTAACGACCAACTTCGCGGGTCACGGTATATTCTCGCCAGTACTCAACATTACAGAGTACGATTATGACGGATACATTTATGAACATGTGCATATCTTCAAGCGACAGGGTGGTATTATTAGTCACTTCTCGCTCACCGAAGATAGCACCATACCGATTAGAAAGACGCTGTTTCGCAAGAGCGTTCTTACTGGCAACCGAATAGCGGTCGAGCAAATCGACACCATCAAGCTCAAAGACATCAAGAAGAATGTGCAAGCGATTGTCAAAAGCCCTCTGCAGTTCACGATGAAAGATAAGCGTCACCAAGCGGGTCTCATCAAGAATGGTTCAGTGGATATGAGCGAGTCAGAATACTTCAGACTTCTCGCGTACGCGGTGCTAAGGGGCACAATTAAAAGTGACGACACCAGCCGTTCTACCTACACTATGTTCAGGGTACGAGAGAAAGATGACCCGACGCGTCTTATGGATTTGCTTGATCGAAACCGAATCGCATATCGAACTTCAAGTGCTGTAAGAAATGGTCACCTCGAACGACTGGTAATTCTTCGTAGTGGTGCAGGTGCGGCACGTTCACTCAGACGGTTCATCGGTAAGCGTATATCTCAGCGAACAATACCAAATGTGATTATGCGCTCAACCTCACCCGACGCGGTGTATGCGTTCATCGAGGAGATACTCCGCATCAAGAAACCCGAGTGGGACTTCGACAATGGTATTCCCTCAAAAGGTCCCCCGCTCGACTTCACAGTCAGCAATGTTGAACAAGCAGAACAGCTCGCAGACCTTTTCTTTAAGATTGGCTACCCAACAACTATAACTACAACAAGCTACTCAACGCAATTGGTGGTTAATCGTCCAAAGTTCGCTAGAATAAAGGTAGAGGACATTATCAAAAAGAAATACACAGGAAAGGTGTACGCAGTCGATGTCATTAACGAGATGGCTGTCTGCAACCCAACAAACCTCGGCCCCCGTTTTTCAATGGTGGTCAAAGTAAACTAGGAGACAAATTATGATTAAAGTACACAACCCGACCAACCTACCACTAGTAAAAATCAGTGAAGCTATACCCGTACAAGGTGAATTGAAAGTGCTCACGCAAGAGAACTACGACAAGCTCAAACAGTCAATCATTGACGACGGGTTCTACCTGCCTATCTTCGTCTGGCAGCACGATGGTGACACATATCTGCTCGACGGTCACTCACGTCAAAAGGTCATGGAAAAAGAAGGCTGGGACGTTGAAGTCCCATACGTGGCTGTAGAAGCTGAAGACTACGATGAAGCTCGTCGCAAGATTTTGTTCATCTCGTCACAGTACGGTGTCATCACAGAAGATGGCTTCAATGACTTCGTAGTAGGCCTTGAACACTTGGATATTTCGAACATACACTTTGACGCACTTGATTATACACTTGCAAATGAAGCGTTCGTGGACGTTAACGAAGAAGAAGACGAAGCTCTCTCAAGTATGGTTGATGAGAAAGAAAAGACATACTCACTCACAATCAAGGCTGCTGACGAAGAGACAATCCTTGAGATCAACGACAGCATTCGAGACGTTCTCGACCAGTACAGCGGTATTAGCGTCAGGGTCAAATAGTGAAAGCGACCGTCTGCAAATACTGCAAAGCGGTTGACAAGCACTACTCGTTCCAATGCTCGCAACGACCCCGCAAAGAGGTAGAAGCAAAACCGCGTAAAGCAATCAAGCAACGCGGTAAGCACTATGACTTATGGCAAGAAGCTCGCAAAATCTTTGTGGCTAATAACCCCGATGCGAAGTGTTCGTTCTGCGGTAACCCCGCAACCGATGTCGACCATATTATTAAACGCAGCGTTCGCCCTGACCTGCGATATGTTCAAAGCAACCTGCAGTGGCTGTGTCGAAGGTGCCACAACCGTAAAGATAATGGTATTCAGCTATAATCAGGTTAGATGACAGAGAAAGAATGGAAGTCACCCCGCAAAATCGAAGAAGAGATTAAGCTCTATAGATTAAAGCGGTTTGAAGACTACATGCGAATGGTTGATCGTGGCGAGCTTACCCGCTCACTCGCAATCGCAGCTCTGAGAGACGAAATTGAATACAGCACACAGCTGACAGTGGAGAACGAACATGCTGATACCTAGAGAAGAAAGCCCAGTAATCGAAATTCACACAGGGAACGAAGACTACGAACTTGACCGCGACAATACGGTCGTTCGCCTCTACTCTGAAGAATACGAGACAATGAACCACGTGGTGCATACTCGTGAAGCTATGGGTCAAACAGCGATGAAGGCTATAATGCTATTCAACCAGCCAGAACTTATGTCTATACTCGATGACAATGATTTCACTACCGTCTGGGCTAAGTACCCTGACGATGATGTTGTCGACTATTATATGCAGTACCAAGTCAACTCACTTGATACCGACTCCCTCTAGTGCTTCATACTCCACTTACCGTCTGCCCATACCCAAGACCACGCACCGATACACGCACCGATGAGAATGATAATTGATACGATTGTCACGATGATATTATTCACCAGCTTGTAGCTTAGCGAGTCTTTTCTTAGCTGTTCAATAGAGACTGTTTCGAGTTTCACCTGACCACCAAATGCAGAATCAAGTCGCCCCTCTGAGGTGTTCGTCAAGAATGACGCGGTGAACTTGAGCGGTACTATATTGTAATAGTATCTGTCACTAAAGTCTTTACGGTGATACCCTTCAACTCGTTCGACGAAGTTACCGATATTGAAGTTATTCGCGCTGTAGTCTCGCCCAAAGTAGGTGATTTTATCAGCATACTTTTCTTCGCTCCCCACTCTGTCCCAGCTGTAGTAGGTACGAGTACAAGTACGTGGGTGTTTGCTAGAACCGCAAGAATATGTCTGTGTGTGTCGAGTGTAGCGTTCATGTACCTCCTCTACGTATGTGAACGTTTCTTTTTGATCGTCGAACTTGATACCGTTTTTAGTAACGAACTCACCGCGAGATAGCACGAGCCCTTGGTGTGAGTCAACGTCGTAGTTGAACTCGTCCTGCTTCTCTGCGGGTATTGCGATATTGTATTTATACGCGGTTTTCCAACCCTCTGTGTCTGCGAAATCTTTGATCCATAAGCCTAGACCAATCAACACTGCCGCACCAATGAAGATAATGAGTATTCGCTTTAAGTCGTTCATTCAAACTTCTCAGCCAGTCCCATATCTACTGAATAACCACCGTCAGCGAGCGGTATGACACCACGCCCGTATCGTTTTTCACCAGCAGTTTTCGAGCAGAATGGGCACTTGTTTTGTCGGTACAGAAGCACCTTGTCGTCACCGTCACTTAACATAGTAGATTCGATAATCTTAGTGTTCTTGCCCAGTGCAGGGCAATCGTGCATATAGACAGGTTTAGCTTCTGTGTGTTCTGACATATTATTGCTTGTCGAAGAGGTCGCGAGCTTCTGCGTTGTTTACGTTGTAGTCGAGTAGCGGTTTACGTGAGAGGTCTTTACCAAGAATGCTCAAGAATAGAGTGTTTGGGAACCCTTGTACGTATTGGTTGAAGTCTTGAACTGTGCTGTTGTACTGTTCGCGGTACTGTGCGAGACGGTTTTCGGTCGCGCTGAACTCGAGCATTGTTTGCTTGTACAGTTCAGTCGATTTGATCTCTGGGTATGCTTCTGTGACCGCTTGTAGCGTCAATGCTGCTTGCTCTACATTACCCTTGTTAGCTTGTGAACGAGCTTCTGCGATAGTTGTCTGAGTTTCTTGCTCAAACGTACGAGCGTCTTGCACTGCGTCTACAAGGTTGTTAAACAGGTCGACACGTCGTTGCTCTTCTTTACTGATGTTTGACTTTGCAGTTGCAACAGTTTCAGATTTGTTAACGTATGTGTTGTTGTAACCAGCAAGCGTACCGATGATGATCCAGAGAAGTACAAATGCTACTCCTAAACCGATAAAAATGCTGATTGCTTTGCTTGTTGCGTACCAAGGTGTCTTTGGGGGTGCCATTGTATTCTCCGAGTTAATATGCTTTTCATAGATTATAGCACTGCACAACTGTTTTTATAAGTGTATAATAGACGTAACGGGGGCGATATAGATTTCGACAGTAGTACCTAACAATTGAGTTGCAAGTACATGATTAGTTACAATCACATTTTAAACGCAAACAAATTCGTTTCAAAAGTTAAGAACGCAGTTGCGCAATTCGTTGCCAGCCCAGTTCTTGCGACAGCTGCTTACTAGCAGTGCGTTTTATACAAGTTCTTCATTAGCGTATAAAACGTCATACACCCTATAAATGTCGTTGTCGTGGTTTCTCACTACCACGCAAAATAAAAAGTGGGCACACCACCTAGATGTCTGCCTTAAACAGAACAAACTTGTAGACGCTTAATCGTTAAACCGCTGGACTCGGGTGCAATACCCGACGCTTCCACCAATTAGAACCTTTACAACACGGCACGACTCACAAAGAAAAGACAAGAAAAGAAATGACAAAAACACAATCAGTAGAGTTAGTATTTGAAAAGAACGGCACTAGCTGGGGCCTTAGTAGCGACATCGTTAAACACACGATTGAACTACCAATACCAGAAATGGGCTTCGACCAAGGTGTACACCTAGTCGGGGCAAAAGTAAAAAGCACCATCACAACAGGTTCAGAAGACGGCAAATCGTCTGGTTCATCTGACACAGGTTGGATCAATATGGTACCGAACATCATTACAGACCGAGACGTTGAACAAATCGTAGGCGCGGTACTCACTATCGTAGACGCTACCATTACAGACAAAGATCAACGCAAGGCATTTAAATCGCTCATCAAGCAAGCAATCTACAACCGCTATAGCAACGTGACAACCCGCTCGGGTCAAATCGTTGGTGAAAGCGGTTATACAATTAACGCTGGGCCTGATGGCATCACCGAACCAACAGAATCTTAAAATAAAATAAATTGTCGTGCCGTGCTATAACGGTTATAATAGAAGTACACCAGAGCTAGACTGCCAAACAAAACGAGCGTATCTATACGAACGAATGGGGTCAGCGGGCAGGATACGGTTCTGGGTCAATGATGTATTGTCTGACCCCAGAAATTATTATGGTTACAGCAGAAGAAATCAAACAACGTTTTGAAGCACTAAGCAAACAACCGCGTGACCCAAATATCACGTTTACTTGCGCTTGCGGTAAACACGCCCCAGAGGTACAATTAACAGATAAAGATTATCAAGAAATTGCAGATATACTAAATGGCGAATCATAAACGAAAACCAAATTACAAGTCCAAACGTTCGTGTGGGCTTTGTAAACCATGGAAGCGTATCGGTAACAGCAAGAAACTTGAAGATCGTAAGGCGATACTCGCTATGACTTAGGTACAATCAAGTACCAATAAGCATAGGAGGTCCCATGGGACAACTTAAACGCGACCACGGGGGTTATCACTCAAGTGGTCTCTGGACAAAATACCAACAACCAGCTGTGGTTGAACGCGTGTCACGCAAAGCGAAGAAAAAAGACACGAAAAAATGGTGCAAAGGTAAAGTAGGAGTCGAACACAAATGGGTGCAAACACTGCACCGCTCACGTTACGACCGCTACAGCTACTACACCAGCAAATGCGACACCTGCAAAAAGGTGGTCTACCAAAAACGAGTAAAGTCACAACCCCTCAAAATCGAAGTTGAGGGGTCTAGTGGCATTCGTTCGTTCCCTGTACAAGTTAAAGTAAACGGTAAAGCGATACCGATTGACCCGCGACGCTTTACACAAGACTTTTGCTGGCAGTGTATGGAATGGCACCCGTACTAATCGCTAGTTCGTACCATTCTTGAGTTTCATTGATACAGCGAATCTTGTGAGAGCGTTCTGCTTTCTTACGTCGAACAAATGTCGTGCGACCTTTTTCGGTTCGCCAAATCGCGTCGAGGTTTGAGTTGCAACTTTGGTGCATAGGGCGTAAGTTGCTTACGTCGTACTTGCATTGCGGGTAATCCTGAACTCGAAGAATGTGGTCGAGAGACAGCTCGTATTTCCAGACAGGTTCACCACAAAAAGCACACAGCCAACCAGTATCACCCTCTTCACTGAACTCGGTGACTGGGTTTTGTTTTACCCATTTTTGTCTGGTTAGTTTCCATTTGTTAGTTGATAATACTTTTGCCATTGTGCACCTTAATTTTGTTCGCATTGTACCATTTGCCCCGTTGTATCTGCAAGCATATTCCTGTATAATTAGCACCAGATGAAAATAGAGGACGTAATCAAAGGTATCAAAGAGACTCGCGAGGAATTGCGCTCACCAGATGCGATTACCGCCCCTGTTCTTCTTAGTGAAAATATGTACAAGCTCGCTCAATACGTTTCAGCCGCAGAAGAAATCGTAGCTGACATCGAGTCAGAAATGATTCTGTTCGAAGCCGAGAAGGTAAAAGAGCTGTCTCGCAACAATTGGTCAGACACAAAAGTCAACCAGAAGGTGCGGCTTGAAAGTGCAGCGAACCGTGCGACCGTAGCACGTCTCAACAAACTAATCGACTCATCATGGCGACTCATCAATGTCTCGCAATCACGACGTAATCATATAGCAGAGGAGCTAAAGAACTTACTATGAAAACCTTATTTGACAAATACTTCTACAAGGCTGATGACACGATTCTCATTCGTTCGTCAGTTATGCAACAAAAGACTGGTCTGGCTCTATTTCTAGCTGGTGACCGTCTACCACCGTATATTTACAAGGTGCAGGTGACCAACCGCACTTGGCGTGGCTACACTGTCGTCGATGGTGATAACCTCAAGTACTTTGTTAAGTTCAAATACGTCATCACACGGGAAGATGCAGTCGAACCAGCTAAGAAGAAGTAATGGACGCGGTCTATCTTTACAAGCACACGAACAGCGATGAGCTAATCTATTCTATTCGCTTGCTAAAGAAGTTCTACCCCAACCTTGGCACTATTTACGTTATCGGTGATCTGCCCCCAACAAGGCTTTATGGTGAAGTAGTCCACATTCTACACCGCTCAATCGTAGGTAAGTTCGCTGACCAAATGCTCAAGTTCGCACTTGCAGTACGCATACCCGAGCTAACCGACCAGTTTATCCTTATGATGGACGATGTCTACCTCACCGCACCTTTTGAGCCGCACCGAATGTACGACCGCAAATACCCAATGCTTCACGACAAAATAAAAGCTCGCACCGACGACCAGTACCGCAAGTCACTCGTAAAGACTGACGTATACCTGAAGCAGAACGACCTCGGTACCCGTAACTACGAACTCCACGTACCAGCTGTGATTGAAAAAGAGAAAGCGTTGTATATGACGAACAACCTTATCGACACGGATTTTGACCTGCAAATTAAAAGCCTGTACTACAACTTCTACCCATCGCTTGACGGTCTCGGTTCGATACCTTACGATGATGTAAAGAACATCAAAATCGAAGACATTACTGCCTACCTTTCTACGAGCAATGTCAAGTTCAACAAGTACAAGCAATATCTGGAGGGTCTTCTGTGAAAATAGCTGTCTGTATAACCACCCGTAATCGAACTGAAGTGTTCGGTAAAGGTCTTGCAATGCAACGCGCGTACTTACCAAAAGGCGCAAGAATCTTCGTGGTAGACGACAACTCAACAGAACCAGTCGCTGAAACCCAACCAGTGCTTGAAGATGAAACGTGGTACTACGCAGAGAAAAAGCTCGGCATCCCTCGTGCGAAAAACAAATGTCTCGAGCTTGCAATGGAGTGGGGTGCTCATCACATTTTCTTATTCGACGATGACACTTGGCCACTTCAACGCCCATGGGCAAACAAATACATCAAGAACAAAGAACCGCACCTGTTTTACGTCTTCGTTAACAAGGGAAACCAGACCCGCACATTCGGTCTCGAGGGTATGGATAAAGATAACGACCTTCGCTGGTTCAACCACACTCGCGGGTGTATGCTTTACTTCGAGAGCGATGTCATTGAAACGGTTGGCGGTTTCGACCCGATATTCGGTGACGGTGGCTACGAACACACAGAACTGAGCGACCGTATTCACGCAGCTGGCTTCACGACCCACGCATACCAAGACGCAATCGACACTGATAAATACATCTATTCTTCTGACGAGTTCGACGCGGTTGAAAGCACTTTCACGGCAAATGAGCGAAGAAAGTTTATAATTAAAAACAAACCAATCAAAATAAAACTGCGCGGTCGCACAGACTTCATAGACTACAAATGAAAATAGGAATTGCAATCTCAACTGTCCCCTCACGCAAGAGGGTTCTTGAGAATACCATCAAGCAATTCAAAAAGGTGATGCCAAAAAACTCCACGCTGGTCGTCACGCTCGATAAAGACTACTGGGGTATCGCTGTAAATAAGAACCAAGGTATCGAGAACCTCATGGATTCTGGTTGCGATCAAATCTTTTTGTTTGATGACGACACCTACCCAATTGCTGATAAATGGTGGGAACCGTATGTTAATTCACCTGAACCGCACCTACAATACAACTTCGAAAATGCACCCGACCACTGGAAGATTAAAAAAATCGCAGAAACCGACACAGTAAATGCTTTCGATAAATCACGGGGGTGTATGCTCTACCTTGATGCGACACTTATCCCGATTGTCGGTGGTATGCACAATGCGTTCGGTCGCTATGGTCGCGAACACGAGAACTTATCAATGCGGATTCACAATGAAGGTTTCACGACTCACCCATTTCAAGACGTAAAAAACAGTAGCGAGTTAATCTACTGCGCTGACCAAGACACCGCAAACATTACCACTGCACCCGATGAGGGTAAGGGCGGTTGGCGTTTTGTCGATGAAAGCAAATTACCTGTATACGCAGAATACCGTAATCAGTTTGAAGTACCTATTATGGTTGCTCGAAGGAATGATAACGGTCACCGCGACCGCATTTGGCGACATATCAAAGACAACTACTGGAGTAAATTGCTATACAAAGTATACGAAGGGCACCACGTCGAAGGAATGTTCAACCGAAGTACAGGCTTGAATATCGCTGCGAAAGCCGCAGGTAACTGGTCGGTCGGTATATTCGTCGATTCAGATGCGTATATTGATCCAGACGTATTGAAAAAAGGTATCGCGTTAGCGGTTAAAGAGCAAAAAGTCGTAATACCGTTCACTCGGGTTGAGTCGGTAAATAGAGCCAACTCGTTATATATGCTAGACAAGCAGATATTCAGATATAAGTTTGCAAAAGAAGAACTCGAAAGCGTTCGCACCGAACCGCTCGGTACGCAGTCGTTAATCGTGATTGTTCCGCGTAATGTTTACGAGCAAGTGCATGGATTTGACCAGCGATGCGTTGGTTGGGGTGCTGAAGATAACATTTTCTATAAAGCGGCACAAATTGTCTCGGGTGAACCGCTAAGAATCGAGGGTCCTATATATCATATCTGGCATAAAGTAGCTAATAAAGCTAATACCTCTCGAAATGTTCAACGTTGGCGTATGTATCGTATGGTTACTAACCGTAATCAACTTGAACGTGTTAGGCGAAGACCCTAATCTTTTTTGGTGATTGTTTGAGTTGAGGAGACAGCCCCCCCTACCCCCCAAGAACATAAACGTCTTGAAGAATAGGTAAGCTGAATCTTTCTCGGAGCCATGCTCTCGCAGTTTCAACAGTGTAACCACCCCCTATAAGTAGTACAATGACCTGTCACGTCAAAGGGTTACAGCGACAACTTGCTATACCATTCTGTCCAGGCCGTAAACCGCGTGTCAGAAGTCGATAAGAGCATAGCTTCGTGGGTTTGCACCACTTCCTAGTTCTCGTCCCAATTCATATCATACAGGGCGTCCTGTGCCAATGCTACTTTTCCATTGTCCTGTATAATGAAAGTATGGTAGAAGACAAAATACACATCAGTAGCCCACAGAACCGTGCGCAACGACGAGCAACTCAGCCGTCAGATCCAAAGCGAACGAAAGCTCGCTGGGCTATGCAACCGAAGTCTGAAATACGACGCAAACGAAAATTAGGGAGAAAATAAATGGCAAAATCAGTAGAATCACGTTTGCTCGCGATTGAACGCAAAGTACAACGCGTTATCCGTAAGAGCATTCGAAACAACGAAACCGACTACCACGTTCAAATGAGCATCTCTTCACTTGATCCAGGTGTGGTTAAATACTCGCTGAACATTCAGAACCTTGATGGTACGTTCGCCCCAATCACGTCTGTGCTTACGTCACTAGACGACCTTGAGCTTGTTGCAAAAGAGCTTGAAACCAAGATTGACCGCGACCTACTTGAGAAGAAGTTCATTCAGTCACGTATCGACATTTTTGAGAAGCAACTTGAGGGCGCAAAGCAATCACTTGCTGACCTTGAAGAGCTTGGCTACGAAGGTCTACGTGAACGTCAAACACTTGAGTTCAATGCGAAATACAAACAAGCTGACGAAGACGAGGAAGTAGAGAGCTAAACACTCTCTGCCACCCGCCTCCATCGGGCGTGAGCGATTATGGGCAAAAAGTTAACTGGTAACCCACATATCATCAAAGACGGGGTTTGCACCCTGTTTTTGTTAGACAAAGACGGTAAGGTACGCGCTAAGACAATCGTTGACGAAGACGACGCTGAGCGTGTTTTAAAGCGTCGCTGGTTAGTTGGTAGAAGCGGGTATGCAATCACGGTAGTCGGTGAAAAACAAATCGGTCTGCACAACTTCATTATGAATAGTCAGATGATCGACCATATCAGCGGCAACCGCTTCGACAACCGCAAGCGAAACTTGCGAAAGGTTACTCGACAGCAAAATGCACAGAACGTCGCCATCGGTAAGCAGAACACCTCTGGCTACAAAGGCGTCTCTTGGGACTCACGCCTTAACAAATGGGCTGTCTTCATTCAAATCCCTGGTATGAAGATCAAGCGGGTCTGGGCAGATGACGACCCTATACAAGCCGCGTACATCTACGACCAATGGGCAATGCAATTATTCGGTGAGTTCGCTCGCACTAATTTCCAGTACAACGAAAAAGAGACCAACCCGTAGGTAAGTCTCTCTTTCGATACGTCGCTAAGGTTTTTACCTATGCGCACGTTTATTGTAACTCGACTATTTTACTTCTGCAATAGCTTTGTCGTGAATGTTCATAATGATTGACACGTTGTCAAACCAGAACAATTGTGCTCGGAAGATACCACCCGTAGCTTTGAAGTTGTTGTAGAAACGCTCGTGTGAGAATCCTGGTGTACCAAGAGCTGAAAGATACGCTCGGATCATCTTACCTTGAATGAAGATAGGGTTGATACGTGCAATGTCTTCGATTTGCTGTACACGGTCTTCGATAGTTTCATGGTCGAAGTCAGCAAGTTGGCCGAGCTTGAAGCGTCGGTTTTTACCTGATGATTCTCCACCAACGATAACCGCTAGAAGAATTGTAGGTGTTAACCATGTGTGATTTTCTAGAATGTCTGCAAAGTTCTTGTAAGTCTGAGAACCTTGAGAAACATAAAGGTGTAGGTAGTCCATGAGGTTCCAAGTCTTAGATGTAATGTTCATCTGTAGAGCGTCAGAAACAGTTAGACCTGGGCGCATAATGTAAGCAACTGGGATGCCTGCTGTTTCGGCAGCTTGTAGACGGTGTTGACCATCAATAACTTCCATCTTTTCGTTTACAGTAATAGGTGAGATTTCTGTAATGTTAGTTGGTTTACCTTTTGCGTCTGGTTGTTCGATTTGCGCGATTAAACGCTTAACGTGTCGTTGGTCTACGTTTCGGTTACCACCGAGTACCTTGAATTGCGCATAGTCTACTGTAGACTGCACTTGGTTTGTTGTTCGTGACATCTTTGATCTCCTTGCTTCTAAAGCAATTTTATATTCTTCTTCTTATACACCGTAGTTTAGAGACATACCGCTCAGGTCCTATTGCTACTCTATTGTTCGAGTTCGTGGTCGAACGTAGCCTGGCTTTTTAACACCAAGACGAATGTCCGCTGAACGAGCTGCTGGTTTGTAGAACTTATATGTATATTCTTCACCCTCGACCTTTACGTATTTGCCCCGTGGTGCGATCCCACTCTTAGCAAAACGAATTGAACGTAGAGTATGGTTAGTCTTACCGTTTCGGGTCATAGACTTTAAGTAACCAATACCTAAGTGTTCTTTGGTCGCGACTGGTACGAACTTGACAATCCCTTCATCTGGGTCGAAAAGAATCTTTGCGTACTCAAAATCTGGTTTATCTTGTCCGAAGTAGAACCCGTCAACTGTGTGACTGACGATGTCCTCGTCGTGAGACTTAGGGTCTCGACTGCTAACTGTAAACTCAGTTAATGCCATTATTTATTCACCTTTCGCGTTCTTGTTAGTTTCACGCAATAAAGCTGCCTGTTGCATCTTCTCTGCGTGTTTTTTCGTGTATAACCTAGTCGTGTATGGTAACTTGTGTTTAGCAAGATACTGAGTACGGGTTAGGCCATGCACACGTGATACGTGTAACATTAAGTTAGTCTCAGATTTGTAGCTACACTTCTTCTCGAGACAATAGGTATTGTCTTTGGTCTGAATGTGAGCTTGTTTTGAGCCAACTTTGTACAGTTTTTGTAGCTGTGCTTGAAAACTACTGATACACACCTCCTTTGAACTACCGATATTTTAATGTACACACCTATCGTACCACCCATAAAACGAGCTGTCAACACATTTTCACCACCATTTTCACCGCGAACGTTCCGCCTTTCCGTAACCCCTGTTTTTGACCTTTAGTTATACTAGATATAGATAAACAAGATATAGAAAGAGACGACAACATGTCCGTGACTAACCCACAATTACTCTTAAAACTTAGCAAGAATAAGTTTTATAAGCTAACAAAAGCAGAACAGGCAATCTTAGACGATTTTTTAGCGAAAAGCTCGGGAAGCGATACGACCAGCTCACCGAAGACGAAATCACGCAAGCGCGCAAAGACTACCCCTGCAACTGTCAGCACAACCCCTGATGAAACACCTACGTTCACACGCAACTACTTCGAACGCGAAACTGGCGAAATCCCAGAAGAAGATGTAGTGAATCTGCGAGATGACGACAATGCAGGTAAATAATTTCCACGAAATTCGCTGCCCATACGAGAAGCTGTCTCGAACCAACGGTCAAAACTATAAATGTAACTCTCTCTGCGTAAAAGTATCTGACGGCTCAGCTGGTGAAGCTCGATGCCGTAAATGCTACGCAAACTTTATCTTTAGCGTTGTAGACGGTAATGTGCAAACACAGACTATCCAACAGGTTGTCAGCGCAAACCACACTAAGAAATAAGTAGACCTATAGATGAAGATAGTCCGACCAGACAAGCTCCGAACAATGAAGCAAACCATTAAGCGTATTCACTACGCTACTGCTTTTTATTCCGAAACATCGCTTGATTCTGTCGAATACTACGAGCAAGGTATTGACGCTCCTACTATCATCTCAAGCAATATCACCACAGCTGGCTCTTTCAACTCAGCAGTCGGTTCACGAAATGTACTCAAGATACACGGTATTGTTGAAAACAAAGAAGGATTAAGTGCAGACTCAGCACTTCTCGTGCAAAAAGAGACCCTCGCGGTCATCTACAACGGTGATTTGCAATCTACGGATACTTGGGATACCTCAACCGTCGCTGGTTGGTACCTAAAGAACGAAGGTGGCTCAAGTTACGCTGCGACAACAACTTCTGAACACCACAGCGGTACGAAATCACTTCAATTACACGTTGACGAAGACGATAATTATGTTTCAGCTGGTGTTTCTGACGCTCTAGACGTACCAAATATCATACGGCTTACCCCTGAAGGTCTTTACACCTTCTCTTTCTGGCACAAATCTACCGAAGAGGGGGTTCTCAACCTCGTTTTGACAATGCAAAAAGCAAACGGGGATACAGTTTACCTGCAAGCAGATGGTACTTGGGGTGAAACACCTAACATTGCTATCTCAACAAGCGATGTCTGGACTAAATATACGATCAATTTCGAAGCTCAAGACCGAGTTCGACTAATGCAATCACCACTCATGGATCTTTACTTACAAACTGGTAACGGTTCTGCGGGTATCGACTACTTCTTAGATGATGTAGCTCTCGAACCTCAAGTGTCTAACAACGCTGACCTGGCTTACTTCGACCGTTTTATCCTTCACCGTGGGGAAGTAACGAAGGTTGAAAAAGACGAAGACGCACCTAGCACTACAATCACCATTGACGACGCTCTTGTTGTCGCGGCTTCAACTCCGTACGGTGGCCTTAACCTCGATTACCCAGTTACAATCGAAGGTCTGATTAACGCAATCGCAACCTCAATCATCACAAATGGTAGCGCGGTCTACCCAGATAATCTACCTAACCTCGACTATTCACTTGCTTCTGACGCGTTCGCTAATATCCAGAACTATATGGTTCGGGACTTCATTGCGGATATTGCAGAAGCGACAGGGTCAACTGCTCGAATCACACCTCAAAATCAGCTAGAGTTTACCCCAATCAGTATGAACCCAGTCGACACTCTCGACCACAGCACGCTTAGCAAGCTCAAAGTTATCGCAACAACTGGTAGAGTTAACCAATTGTCACTATCTCGTCAACCACAAGACGACAACATCGTAGAAACGAATGAAACATCAGCAGTGGCAGACGGTTTGACTACATATCGTATCGTAAACAACTGGATTATGGACCCGAACCGAGCCGCTTTCATCGTGAACCTGTTCAACGACGTATACGATGGCATCGAATACTACACAGGTCGTGCAGAAACAATCGGTCTATGTGCGTATGACGTAGGTGACGTAATCGTTATGGACAACGGCAGCGACCAATACAATATGTTCATCAACGAAATCGACCTTGTCATGGAAGGTGGTAGCATCAAAGAAACTCTCGTTTCAGTTCCATTTGACGACGGTACGACAAACCAACAAACTGCTGGTAATGTCTTGACGACGCTTTACAACACAAAGATTCAAGTAGACCACCAAAACAACAGCATCACGTCTCTCGTGGCTGAATACACGTCTTTTGCGAATGAAACGACTTCACAATTTACTCAAGTGCTTCAAACCCTCGAAAACATCACATCAACGATTCAATCAACTGGTGGCGGTAACTTAATCCAAAACTCTGTGGGCTTCTCTCGCGAAGGTACGTCCCTATCTCACTGGATCGAATCTGGTACAGGTGCATTATCATCTCAAGACGCTCCTTCTTCACTCGCATACGGTGCGGTATCTGGTCACTCGATTATGGTTACAGGCGCAAGCAAGAAAATCAGCCAGCGTGTCCCTGTGACACTTGGTGGTGAGTACTCATTCTCAGTCTACGCAAGCAAGACGACTGCAGGTAACGCTCATATCCGTCTTTCTAACTCGGTCGACAACTACGAATTTGATATGCTTTCTGGGCAAATCTACACTTGGACTTTCTTCTACACGGAAGGTATAATAGCTTCAGACGTATACTTCGACATCGAAATCGAATCAGACGGTGCGTCCGCATTTTACATAACTGACCCAATGCTCGTGACTGGTGTTTACCGTCAGGTTTGGTCTCAGTTCAACGGTGAAATCCTTAACACTAGTGTCCAGATCGACACACGCGGTATTCGGGTATACTCAGATGAGAACGTTGGTTCATACACAATGATGACACCAAGCGAGTTCGCCTCATACGACTCAAACAACGAAGTCGCGTTCCGAGCTAACAACGACACTATCGAAATGAACAATATGCTTGTAAATGGTGATACATATTACCAAAACTCGCGAGTATTCATTCGACAGGACAGCGACGGTCTTTCATATTACATTAGAGACCCAGCATAGAAATAAATAGGTATATATAAATGGCAGGTTCATCAACACAACGAAACGGTTCTGGTTCATTTGCGAACTGGATTCTTCGTATTGTCTGGAGCTCATCAGTCGACGTACCAAACAACCGCTCACGTGTTGACGCAACCCTTCAGCTAGTTATCCCTGGTGGTGCCTCTATTGCCGCTACCGAGTCTGGTTCAATCAACATCAACGGTCAGTCATTCGGGTTCTCTCGTGGATCAACCACCCGTGGTGCAGGTACACATAACCTTTACTCTTACTCAACTTGGGTGCCGCACAACGGTGACGGTACAAAAGCTATCTATGTCGGTGGTTCATTCAGCTCTGGTTGGACATTCTTCAACAACTCAGGTGGTCCTCGAGATGTCGGTGGTAACTTTGGTCTTGATAATATCCCTCGTAACCCTAACATTCAGGGTGCTTCTGACTTCAACGATGAGGGCACACCAAGCGTATCTTACGCAAACCCAGCAGGAAACACTGTTACTGGGTTCTTTATGCTACCAAGCATTACTGGTGGTACTCAATACGCATGGCGCAACTTCGGTGCAAACGGCGGTCAGACATACAACTGGTCACTAAGCACGGCTGAACGGAACACTATTCGAAATGCAATGAAGAACGTCGCTTCGACAACTGTCCGCTACTACATCGGTAACGGTCTTGGTTCTGACCAAACAATCGACCGAACCGTCTCTATCGTGGGTGGCGAACCTACATTTACTACATTCGGCTACTACGACAACAACCCCGACACGGTTGAAATCACAGGTAACGATCAATACTTAATCCAGAGTTACTCAGAACCTCACATCACGATCACATACCCAGATCAAGCAGCCACAGCGAACAAATATGCGACAATGAACTCATACCTCGCTGTTACCCCTTGGAACTCTGTCAACATACCATACGCAGAAAATGACATCGACGTTGGTGTAGACATCGCTAACTACGGTGATAACTTCAACTTTCAAGTAAGCGCAAAAGACTCTCGCGGTAAAATGACCCTCGCAAGCAAGACTGCGAACCTGCTACCATACAATTCACCTGTTCTAAACATCGGGGCTGAACGTATAGACTCTGGTGAGGGTGACTTCGACGCGGTACAAATGCGGATCGGTGGTCGATTCTCACCTTTGACTATCTCTGGCGCACCTAAGAATGCGGTAGACGCTGATGACGGTGTATCTTACCGTAGCCGTAACCTCACATCTGGTGGTGAATGGGGTTCTTGGGACAACGTGGATAATACCAGCGATGCTTCTGGTAACGTAACCGTACCCGACTTCACAGCAACAACTTTCGCTGCGGGTGAATCCACATTCGCTGAAGCAAACACATACCAAATCGAAGTGAAGATGACAGATAAGCTCGAAACAAAGTCTTATTTCTTTACCCTAGAACGCTCTATCCCTCTATTCAAAATCGGTAACGATGACGTTATTTATTACAAGGGTATCGCAATGGACGACTACATCGTATCTGTCGCCCCTGAAGGTCCATCTGGAGCTACAGGTTCTCAAGGTTACACAGGTGTCGGTGCGACTGGTGCAACTGGTCCACTCGGTTCAACAGGTGCTACGGGGCCAGCGGGTGTTCGTGGTTTCACAGGTGTAACAGGTGTTCGAGGATTTACAGGGGTCACAGGTGCTACTGGTGTTGGTGAAACTGGTCCTACGGGTGCAACTGGTATTCAAGGCCCAAGCGGGGCAACTGGTGTCGAAGGTCCAACTGGTGCGCTAGGTTTTACTGGTGTAACTGGTCCATCAAACTACGACGTATGGGTTACTCAAGGTGGTGTCGGTGGTACTGGCGCGTTCTTGATTGCTTCTCGTGGTTCAACTGGTGCTGTAGGTAATACAGGTTCAACAGGGCCACAGGGTAACACTGGTGTGCAGGGTCTTAGCGGTGTTCGAGGTTTCACTGGAGCAAATGGTTCAACTGGTGCTACTGGTACTGGTATTCAAATCGTCGGTACAGTTCCTACTGCGGGTAACCTACCTGCTTCAGGATCAGACGGTGACGTTTACATTGCTACTGATACAGGCCACGGTTGGACATACAACGGCACAACTTGGATTGACATCGGTCCGCTAACTGGGCCAACTGGTCCTAGGGGTGCGACGGGTGCTGGTGCAACTGGTGCTTCTGGTATTCAAGGTGTACAAGGTGCGACTGGCCCAATCGGTCACTCAGGTCCAACAGGGCCAATGGGTCCATCTGGTGTGGGTGTTCGTATTCTCGGTACCGTTGACACAGTTGAAGACCTACCTGATGACGCAGCCATCGGTGATGGTTGGATGGTTGATGGCGAGCTTTACATCTGGGACGGTGACAGCTGGGAATCTGTGGGACGCATTATGGGTCCTACTGGTGCTACAGGTGTTCGAGGTTCTACGGGTGTTCAAGGTCCTTCTGGGGCTTCTGGTGCATCTGGTGCTCGCGGCTTCACAGGGCCTACTGGTCCGATGGGTGAGGGAGTTCGAGTTAAGGGTACGGTCATCGAAGAGTTCGACCTTTACGGTATCCCTTCACCGTTGACTGGTGACATCTACATCGTCACAAACCCTGACCACGACGCTTGGATTTGGAACGGAGCCGCTTGGGAAAACCTCGGTCCTATTACAGTCGGTGCTACGGGTACTCCTGGTGCTCCTGGTTCTCCAGGTGGTGCGACGGGTCCTCGAGGTTTCACTGGGGTTCAAGGTCCAACAGGTCCTCAAGGTGCAACTGGTTCGGGTGCGACAGGTAGCCCTGGCCCAACTGGTGCTACAGGCCCAGTAGGTGCAACAGGTACTCCTGGTTCAATCGGTACTATCGGTAACACTGGTCCTTCAGGTGCGGTTGGTAACACTGGTGCAACTGGTGTGTCAGTCGGTTTCAGAATGTCTTACATCGGTGACACTCCATCAGACCTAGACCCTACATCAGGTAAGTTCTCTGCAGACTCCGCTACATTCGGTTCAGTTACTAAGCTACGTCTCGACACGCTTGACTTCGCGGGGCAAGATCGAGCTGCGCTATACGACTTGATTAACACCTCATTAGTTTCACCAAAGGGCTACTTCTACGCAACACGAAGCACAGGGTCATTCCAGACAAATGTGTTCGCTATCAACACAGTCACAAATATGGTTGGTTGGTACTTATTCGAGGTAACTCCAATCTCGGGTACAGCTCTTTCAACAAACGACTATACCTTCATCTATATCCCTAACTCAGCAGAAGGGCCTCCAGGTCCAACTGGTGCTACGGGTCTTCGTGGTCTGAGCGGTGTCCCTGGAGCAACGGGTCCACAGGGTTCTCCTGGTGGTGCCACTGGTCCAACAGGGCCTGCAGGTGCAACAGGTGCAATCGGTCAAACTGGTATTCGTGGATTCACGGGTGTACAAGGTTTCACTGGTTCTGGTGCTACAGGTCCGCAAGGTATTCAAGGGCCTCCTGGTGCGACTGGTACAGCTGGTCTCGCTGGTGCTACTGGTCCACAAGGTGCGACGGGCGTTGGCGCTACGGGTGCGACAGGGCCAGCTGGTTCAAATGTCGTAACCGCAAAGGGTGACTTGATTGTTGGTAACGCGTCAGCAGCCCCTGAACCTCTTACGGTCGGGGTAAACGGTCACGTTCTAACTGCAGACTCTGCACAGCCACTCGGTGTCAAATGGGCACCACCTTCAGGTGGCGGGGGCGGTGGTGGTTCACTCGGTGAAATTCGTCACGCTCAAGCAACAATTTACGACTACATGGGTACAGCTCCAATCTCAACTTCAGAAGCTGATCCAGTATGGTCACTCACTCGATTAACATTAACCTCACCAGTATTGGTTGAAGTAGCGTACGATTCCTGGGATAACCGCGCTACAGCAACGTACTCATAGGTATAATAGAATAAATGGCAAACATTTCATCAGGCGCAAACGGTCCTTGGTCTTCACCCTCAACATGGACGGGTGGGGTTGTTCCTGGCGCGGCTGATAACGTAACAATTGCTGGTCACAACGTCACGCTTGACACGAATGGCTTTTGTGTTAACCTCGTAACCACAAGCGTTGGTCAGATTACTTGGGTAGGTTCAACTGGGTATGTGCTCACATCAACAGGCACAATTACACAGAACGCCAGCCAGGGTGCTATGTTCACTATTGACGGTTCATACAGCGCAGAAACTGGCGGTATTGTTGCAAACAACGTAGTCATCGCAGCCCACTCAGGTTCAATTACTAACGGTAACGGTTTTTGCCGTGGTCTGCAAGGGTGTTCTGGTACATTTAATCTCACGATGAATAGCTTCGTCGGGGATTCGAACCAAGCGGGTTCAAACCCAGCTCTCTTCTGGGGTAACGGAGTGAGCGCACTGGACATTATGTCACGCTTCGTAGTCACCTGTCCTTCATTAGTAATGAACTTCAGCCCATACTTCTACTCAAACGCATCTACAGGAACCCCAGCAGAGTTTGTCCTGAACACTCTTGACCAGCCTATTAGTGTCGGTGGGTTCTTCATTCACACCTCTCAAAGTGGTTCAAGACGGTATGTTACTGTAAACGGTGACTTTATTCTCAACACCACAAACTCAAGTGCGGGTATCAACATGAACAGCACCGAAGCAGAAGTTATTATCAATGGGGACTTCATTCGCACGGGTAGTGCTGGTATCGTGTCAGGTGGTTCGCTTGTCGGATCAACGACAATCTTCAATGGCAACATCGAACAAGCAGTCGGTAGTAGTGGTACTGCTATGGTAAACATGAGCCAATGGGAAGTAACTATCAACGGAGACGTAATTGCTCGTGCGAACGGTACTAACGCTGGGGTGGTCAGCTCTAGTGGTGCAACATTCTTTCTAAATGGTAGCGCAATCTCTGAGGGGTCAGCTTCCGCTTTCTACCTTACGAACACAGCAAAGGTAGTTATAGGTACACCTAACGCAGGTGCAACCCACCGCCTTGAGTCGAGGGGAACTGGTCTCGCGGTATGGGGGCAAAGCATTCTTGCACCTGGCAACGACTACGAAGTTATTCAGCGACACGAAGACGGTTCTCTGCTATATCTCACCGAACACGGGGCGGGGCCAACCCCAGCAAATGTTCGAGAGGGTGAAGCCTACGCAGTCGGTGAGACTACAGGCGATCTAAAAATGCCAATGCCGCACTCCGTCAGAGCTGGAGTTACGTACGACGACACGACCGTAGGTACAGCATTAGCAGATAACAACGACCTAGCAAATATAACGGGTGGTCAAATAGCCACATTAAGCGAGTAAAATAAATGGCAACAATTGCATCTCAAGCAACTGGTAACTGGTCTAGCCCTTCAACATGGAGCGGTGGTGTATTGCCAGGCGTAAATGACGTTGCTCAAGTAGTCACTGGTCACGTTGTCACAATCGACCAAAATGTCACGGTGCAAAGTCTTTCAAATACAGGTAACGGTAAGTTCGTCTTAACTGGTTCAACCCCACGAACTATCACTTGCACGGTGTCAATGCTTCTCAGCGTAACCGCTACGGGTACTTGCTTGCTAGAAATTGATGGCTCTTATAGCGCAACGGGTTCTGTTATCAATACTGGTCTTGTATCAATCGGTTCTCACACGGGTACAACCGCACTGGCTGCGATCAACATTTTAGCCGCTGCGACTGGGTCTGTTGCGTTCACGGGCACTAGCTGGCAAGCTGACAACCAAGCAACGGGTAACGAACCATTAGTGCTGCTAAATTCTTCAACGGCTGACTTAGACATCAACCTGACGACAGCACTCCAAGGTAACGGTACGGCGTTTGCTCAGGCCTTCTCCTCTTTGGGTGATAGCGCGATAACTTTAACAGTGCCAATAATCTCAGCGGGGCTAAACATCTCTGGTGGTACTACCGCAGTTCCTTTTGTGAAACCAGTGACAATAAACACTGGCTCTATTGTCGGTATAGTCGGTGCTGGTGCAGGGTTTAGCGGTACTCGCACAACTGCTGGGGTTATCACGGTCAATGGTAATATCGGGCCTGGTAGCTCACCAAGTCTAAGTGTTAACGGTGGGGTTCAACTTATCATTAACGGTAACGTCACTGGTGGTAACACTTCAAGCGGTAGCGCAACTGGTATAACACTCAACGGTTTCAACTTCGATATTACGGTTAACGGTGATGTCACTGGCGGGACCTCTAACTCAAGCGGTGCGGTAGGTATTCAGGGCGGTAGCGTTGGTGGTAAGATTACCGTCAACGGCAATGTATCGGCTAACCAACTTACAGGCGGCTCAGGTGCTCAGGGTATCTCATTCAACACAATCAACACATTTACGGGTATCAGCTACATTACTGTAACTGGTGACGTACGCGGTGGCCCGAATGCTGGTGGAATCAGTGCGGGTGGTAGCGCAGCGGGGGGTATCCAGGTTTGGATTGGTGGTAGCGTTTACGCAGGTCTTAGCGCATCGACTAACTCCCTCGGTGTAGGTGTTTCATTGAACAACAACGGCTCAAACCTCGTCGTTGAAGGTCCTGAAATCTCTACTAGAGGTACATCGGGTTCTCCTGCAATTCAGTGTACGACTCAATTCGTGGGTACGGTTACTATCGGTAAAGCGAACCAAACTACGACTATCACGAATACCGCGTATGCAGCCGCAATCGCAGTGCCTTATCTCGTTGCAGACGACGCTCACTTAATCTGGCGCTATGTTGCGACAAACAATTACGTAGATGTCGAACAAATACCACCACTCTCAGATGTCGACTCAGATATAGCCGTAACAGACGTTCGTGCTGGTGTGGTTTACGATAATGACGACAAAGTCGGTACAATGATTGTCCCTGACCCCGAAGACGTACTCTATGGCGTACCTGTCGACGACACAGTCGGTACTGCTCACGTTACATTAGCTGACGCAGCTGCGATCACGGGTAGCCAGATAGCTTCTCTAAGCACTTAAAAAAGCCCCTGTGACTGCACAGGAGCTCGCTGGATACGTTTTACGATCAAAGATGGTTACCAGTCGGTATACTCATCTAGCTTGATGATTCCACCCTGCGCAAACTTCGGTAATTCAACCTCACGGTTAGACCAAGTAACGTTAGTCCTATAGTCGTCAATCATAATGCTCTCACCCGACAAAGATTTCAGCTCAACTCTGTCTGTCTCGATATTTACGGTGTGGTGTAGACGGGGTTCATTCGTGTCGAATCGTCCTCGCATCCACGCGTCGTCCCATCGTGCTGGGAACGGGGTCGACACTGAGCTTGACTGGTGGCGGGCAAGGTCAAACGAATGTATTAAGCCCCCAGTGTGGTCTACCATCTCAACTTCTCCGCTATCGAGCGTCGTGATTGTATAGGCACTTCTCGAATGTTTCAACTGACCCATTCTGCCCTTAATCATGTGTTCAATGTTATTCTTCTTCCCGCGATCAACTTTTGCGGGTTTTTTCATTTCAAAAACAAACGGGTTGTCGTGTTCAACAGGTGGTCGAACAAAGATGTCGTTCTTTACGGGGCCAGTATAGTGATTAGCTTTGCGAAAACCGTCCCAAGAACCAGAAAGTTTCTGCCGCCAGGGGGCAGGGCTAGACAAATGCTTTTGCATAATTTCGTACATCTCTTCTTGAGTCATCAGCCTATTGCCGCCACTTCTGGGTTATCGTTTACAAGGAGGTAACACCCCGTGCGACTTCGCCTGAAAAGATACCGCTCTAGCTTAAAGAACTTAAACCGTCCTATATCGGGTTTCGCTGGTTGTTGAGCCATAGAAAATCTGTTCTTCAGCACAACGTGCCTTGCTGGTAGCTCGATAATATAATCGAACATTAGCCCATTACCGCCAAAAAGTTGTTAGAACGTGCGCCTCTCGCGAACAACCATTGGTGTCGAACAAAAGCCCCTGTCATGTGCCCATGTCGCCACGCCACTCTACCCCACGGGCAACCGAGCATCTTGCCGTTTGGTGGTCGAACTATATTATAATCGAACATTTACACTATTATACTACATGGCAAGTACCGCGTCAACAGAGGTCGTGGCTTCAATTTCGATGCGAAGGTTTCGTTCAAAAAAAGTGTGCAAAAAATGTGTGTACTACTTTTTCACACATTTTCAATCATTTCCAGCATAGGAAGTCAAGTATTTTGCGAACTCGAGGCTTACGATTTTATCGTGGATTTAGGGAGATGGTACGTCATTACCATAGCGTAACGTGCGTGGTGTGGGGCGGTCGCAGGCTACAGGACGCAGCGAAGAGTAATCCAAGAAACACAGGCTGATCGAGAAGGTAAAAATAAAGCCAGAGATTGCTCTCTAGCTCTATTTATTTACTTGTTAAGACTTGTAACTAAAAACGTGCTGATGACGTTCTGTACGATACACTGTCGCAACTCTAGCCGTGTTGCTTCACTCGTGCCTATCGCTGCTTGACTGCCGTATCGGTCACGGTGTCTAAACGAAATACTCGTTATAAACTGGTCCCGAATATCACCCATAACTTTTTTGCTTGGTAGCAAACAGCTAATATATAGGTATACATTCAACCCCATACCAACACCTGCAATCTTTTCAAGTGCTATCTCTGTCGCCTCGTCCATAGTACTGCTGTATGCCGCAAACTCATCAATCATAACAATCATCGGTTTCTCGGTACATTCTACGACATACCCAGCCTTCTCGCTCGCTTTGCGAACTCGGTCTGCTCGACGCTCAATCTCGCCTACTGTACGACGTATCAATTTGCTCATAGTGTTGCTATCGTCAACAATCTTGACATCGTCCCTGAACATAAAAAAGTCTGACGGTTTTACCGAATAAACAGCGACATCTGCAAACTTCGTGACTGATTCCAGTAGGTGTAACGCCAGTTGTGTTTTACCACTACGACTAATACCACTGATAAGTGTGTTACCCATCTGCTTTAGTCCGAAATTAACTTCTGTACCTGTCTCGGTGAAGCCTACGCTAATTCGGTGCTTTTCAGGGTTCTTTGTATATCGTTCAACCATTAAGTCATCGAAAATTGTGCTTGCTTTGTTACTCATAACGTTTCTCCTTTCTGGTTATTCAAACCATTCAATTAACGTGTGAGTGCTGACTTCAACGTTTCCGTCATCATCAGTACCCTCGTATTCAGTTTCTTCGTATCGGTAGCCCATTTTGTCACAGTAGTCGCAGTATACCCGCTGACCGTCCTCTTCGTAATCAGAGTGCTGACACTCTAACCAAAAAGGTGTGCCATAACTGGCCCATTCACCTGTCGCAATATAATTGACTTTAATCTGTTTCATACTCTAATAGTAACACGTTTCAAGATAAAATACAATACCTTTTATCTAATCTAAACTATTGTACCACTCAGAGTCTGAAATCGCTCCGAGCTTAGCCATGAACGGTTCAAACTCATCAACTCGTAGACATAAACCACCAGGGCTGCATATCAACCCACCGTTCACCCATAAGCTGAACCTGATATGTGCAGGGGTCTCGTCTGTAATCCTGTAGGTTACACGGTCAATCATTATTCGTCCTCGCTATCTTCGGTCATCTCGACCACTTCTTGAGCCTCTTCGATCAATTCCTCGAACTCGCTCTGCTTCGATAACAGCCATAGAGCGTCTTGATACGTTTCAATATCGTATTCAGCGGCCTCTAGCACTTCTCGCAAAGATACACTCATTGCATTCTCCTTAAACATTTCATACACGTTACGTTTCTATCGTTGGTGGTTACGTTCATATCCTGCGTAACCCATTGACCGCACAGCAAGGCCCACTTGCCTTTCGTGCCGTACTTCTTGTCGTACTTGCTCTTTACTCGCCCACGACCTTTTCTGCGGTGGACGATAACCCGATGCGAACTAATCCTGGGAGCGGGGCAGGCCAAAACAAATGTTTTCACCGCCTCACGCAAGCTCATCGTCGTCCTCGTCATCGGAGAGGCCATCGCACCCACAGGATCGTGGATACCCAGGCTCGTCACCGTCGATAAGTGTCCCGCAGGACATACAACACAAACCATCGGCTACATAATCTTCGTAAAAACTCATACAGGCTCCCCTGTGATTGCGTCCCGAAAGTCGCTTAGGTGCTTTGCTACTTCGCTAACCTCGGACACCCAACCGACGGTCATACCGCCAGAGAGTATCTCACCGTTAGGCATAACCAGAACGTCGAGTTTCGCCAGTGTCATTTTCTTAGGTGGTTGTTTCATACTGTAGCCTCTATACCGTAGAAGTCGCACCAGAACTGCTCGCGCCTTGCTCGTATCGCCCTGTCTTCTGGGTAGTCTTTTACGCTCTCCATATAATCGGGTGTGCAAGTAGGGCAGTAAGCACTGTTCAATACTGGTATCACAGTGGCAGGTTCATCGTGTTTCAACAGGTTGTTGCAGTTGTCGCAAACCAATTCTGGTATCCTGCTGTAGGACATCAGCTCGTCATAGGTAACGGTAAGGTAGCCTATGTTCTTAGGTGATATATTAAACGTCGCCATTCTGTCTCTCCTCTTCTACTATGCTCATAATAAGCAGGTTAGTTATATAGTTCTCCGTATACTCGCTTGGTTCACCATCAGAGGGCGACCAACCGCTCAGTGAGTACAAGATAGCCACTGAAGATCGTATCAAGGCATCACTGCGGTCTGGGTAGCGGTCCTTCATCATCAACATAACACGCTCATCGAACGTATAGTGCTCCCGAGTAATCGGTACACCGTCTTTGACTTGAGGAGCAACATAGCTACCCCAATCTGGTAGGTTCACTTTAGCCTTTGTCATTATTAGCCTCTTTCTCAGCTATCCTTTTACGAAGTTCGTTGCGAACGTCTGCTCGCATCTCGCCCTCGTGAAAGTTTGATACACCGAACCCGATAAGGTATGCCAGTGATAGTAGGTATAAAACCAAGTCATCACCGACAGCCTTATGCAGAATAGTTGCTATTAAAACAAAAGCCCCTAATTGAAACAGGTCGTGCTTCCATTTTCTATCGAGTATCACCATTATCGTATCTCCGTTTCCACGAGCATTGTCGCATTGAAACGGTGTGCGATACGAGTGCCATAGCCAGGCTCAACTGAAACGATCCATGCCGCGTCAACGTCAGCGATATTCATTCGCCCGTCGTTGTCGTTGTCGGTTACAATCGCCACATCTCGGTACTTGTTAATCATTATGTCGTCAATAACGGCAGAATAGTTAGTACCACCACCAATGTTGCCGCTCATAGATACTTCATCGCTAAAGTATTTGGTAATCACGGTAACGTGGTTGAGCCGTTTGACTGTGTTTGCAAGAATACGCTCGGCTTTACCAGTCTTTTCATCGCTCATACTTCCCGAACGGTCAATATAAACAACTAAAGTCTTGCCTGGGCTGCGTGTCTTACGTCGGCCCTTCTTAACGATAGCGCCTTGGTACTTCTTGTTTGGTCGTGCGTAGCTCTTGTTTCGGCTCAACTGTTGCTCTTTGATAAAGTAACGGTTAAGGGAATAGAATAACTCAAGTTCAGCGTCAATATCGACCTCGTCCCGCAAACCTTTTTGAATGTCTGCTTGCTCGTATCGTTCCTGTCGCTCGTGCTTAATCTTCTTCAAGAGTTCCTTCTTGACTTTATCGCTCATACCTTGAGGCTGAGAACTAGGCTGAACAGATGTATCCTGCTTCTTACCCTTATCGTCAAGGTCTCCTGCGCTCGCCCCACTACTTTGACCCTTGCCATCTCCCTGAATACAATCACCAAGCGGTTGACCTTTAGCCTTACCGTTCTTGATTAGGTCGTCATAGATTTCGATGGCATCTTTGCCGTAGTACTTGTTGTGGGCACGTCGTTGCACGTTCAAACCACCTGCTAGAGGACCACCGATATTAAAGTGTCGGCTGTCAACCTCATCGTAGTAGTGGGATAACTCTAAGTCACCAGCCATGTTCCGAATTTCGTGGTCGTCACGTCCGTCACCCCAGATTTTGTCGTCTAGGTGCCGTAGAAGCGTGTGCAATACTTCGTGACGGGCTACCAAAGATTGCTCGTTGATATTAAGAGTGCCGTTAATCACGATACCTTGTGGGTTCGTGAAGCCGATTACACCTTTTTCATCTGTCCATCGAGTACCGAGTTGCTGTAGGGCAACACCGTATGAAGTATAGCCATGACGCTTCAAGGATTTCACGAGAGCGTCTAGCTTGTCCTGGTCGTCATAGATTTTCATATTATTCCCGTTCTTCGATACGTTTGCTTAGTCGTGCGTGTAGGCTACTGACCTGAATACCGTTAGTACCAGTCGCGCCCTTAGCACCTGTTGATTTAGCTTTTGGTTCAGCCTTTTCACGACTGAAGAAGGCATTACCACGAATATCAACGTCTACTTCTTTGTAGGCATCAATAAGTGCAACTGCGTCCTTACCGATGAAACTTGGTGAGAACAATTTAACGTCCTGCACTGATGTTGCGAACTGCAAGAGCCGAGTCAAAGATCGAGGCGTGGTAAACACGTTCGTTTCTTCTGTGAAGCCCTTGTCGTCTGTAAAGACCAAACCGTCCTCGTTAATTAGCTTGTCAACCATAACTCGAACGTCATCGTCTTCAGGCACGTCAACACCAAAGTTCGTCCACCATTCTTTAGCGTCTTGTGTCCAACGTACCCAAGCAAAACGGTTACGCATTGCAGGAGATAGTTCATAGTTACCGTAGGCAATCGCAGGGTTCATTGCCGCTACGATGATTGTTTCAGGGTGTAGCTTTGTACCGTCAGGCAGGTGGCGACTTTCAATAAGTGTCAGCAAAGCATCTGCTGTTTCCTTTACAGAGGTGTTAAGCTCATCTAGGAACAATACTGTACGTTCTTTTACAACCTTGTCAAGAAGGCCAAGGGAGTAGTACTCACCTGTATGACTTTCGTGGTCGGCTACGATTACACCTGCGATGTCTTCCTCGCTTAGTGTGCTTGCGAGTAACTTAACGACAGGAATATCATTCTCTGTCGCCCAGCTCTCAACGATTGCTGACTTGCCCATACCAGCTTGACCCTCAATCGCTAAGGCGATACGAGGTTGCTCTTTGATACGGTCCAGCATCTTTTCAATTAGTGATGTTTTGCTCATTATGATTTAACTCCTTTAAAGTCTTTATCGGTTGCGAAGTTGAGCCGAACTCGTATCTCCATCAAACCCTTACGAATAAAGGCATCGTTGATACTCTGTGAGAACGGAGCTTTACCTGATTTGGTATAAGTTGGGCGCGAATAGTGCCCTTTGTCAATGATTGTCTTAGCTGGTCCTTCGAGTCGCACCCGAGGAAGCATATACGTCATTTCCTCTACTCGTTCTTTGTGTTGTGCGTATCCGAACATTACAGACCTTTCATTTTGGTGGCGTCAATGACGACTCGGTAGCTGAACTCAGGGAGCTCAATCCATTCTGAACCTTCAGTAAGTTGGGCTTCAACTGTACCGTTTGCAACTGCACCAACGCCCTTGTCGCTATCCCAGCCAACAATTTGCTTGTACTGTTCGATACGAAGGTGCCCTGGTAGCATAGCATCGGCAAGAATACCTGCGAAGATGTAGCCTTCTGGTGCGATTACGATTACTTTTTGTCCGTTTGAATAATTGTTCATAGTGTGTTTCTCCTTTCAAGAGAATTAAAATAAAGTTGAACGTATGTTATTGGGCTAAGGCGTTTTGATCGCCTCACCCTCTTTTGCTTTACGGTTTTCTTCGAGGACTACTTCAGTAGCGTCAAAGTTGCCGTCGTAAATATCTGAACTGTACTCAGACACGAAGTCGTCCGCTATTTCAATAGCACCGTTCGCGTCCTTGTATTCTGACCAGGCGGTAGAAACTTCATCGCCATACATATTGTCGATTGCTTCCCACTCGTCATACCCAAAGATTTCCATCATATTAGATATGGTGTAGTCTTGAGCTTGGCTGTCAATGCTGGGCACATCGTCGTCTATATTCTCCTCGTTAATCGAGAGAGTACCAACGTCAATAAACCCTGCACCGCCTTCTTCGTCTTGGTATTCAATCTCGAAGTCGCCATGCTTACGTTTGATTGCCGAAACTAACTTACCATACGCAAGGTGGGCTGCTTTACCTTCACCAACGCGCCAGTTCTCTTTCGTAAACCTTCCCGCAAAATAGCTTTCAAGATTATTTGAATACGACCAACGACCAGTGGCCCAACCACCAACGCTTACATAAGCCTCGGGGTCATCGCTGTAGTCTATATCGACCAAAGCGTCCTCATTGATAATGTTGTATTCACTATCAGATTGAACGGCCTCGATATACTCGAATAGCTCTTTAGCGATTGATGCCTTTGCGTTGATTGTAACGCTTGCACTTGATTGATTTGCCATTTACTGACCTCCTCTCATCTCACCTAGAACCACTAGGCGACGTTGCGATTGCTCGATCTCCTGTAGTTCACGAATAAGTCGCAGGTTGTTACCACTGCCTTTACGAGTCTTCTCAAGTTGTCTTGCGACTTCCATTGAAGCTGTTTCCAGCAATCGAATACCGTTGCGAATAATCGCTGCAGGCTCTAATGTGCTAGTGTCGATAGGCGTGTATATGATTTTATCGCTCGTAACGCCATTCTTGCTAAGTGCTGAACGCAAGTAACTAAGATGTCGTCCTGTCGATGTCGAATACCGTTCGGTGTTCACCAGCCAGGTACTACCAATAAGGGTTCCTAGAATATAGTGATGACCGTATGAGTATATAAACTTGTCCTCAGCGAATACGTTTGAACTGGTTCGCCGTTGCAAAGTTGCTCGGACATTCCCTTTCTTCGTGATTTCGCTGACCATTTGCTCTAGGCGTAGACTGTTATTCACGACCGTCCTCCGAAACTAAGAAAACAACTATCTGCTGTTCTCCTGTCTGTTCAAATCGGTTGCGACTGTAAGCTGTGCCTTGCATATCGTCAACAAGCAACACAAAGGCTTCAATACCGTTGTCGAGCAGATACACGTTTATATGCTTATCCATTTTCATAGGGTAAGACATCGTCTGCCGTGCATTCTCGCGCCAAGGTTGTTTGTAGTCTTTGAGTGCCGTCACCAAGTCTGCAAGAACATAATCTTGTCGCCCTAGAACACGTAGGTTCTTGTCGATTGCCCATCGTCGGTAGTCCACCTTTTCAATACGGTGAAGCCCTTTGATCGGCTCGAACTTATTTGGTGTAAAATCGGCCATGGTTATACCTCTTTGATATAGCCTAGGTACGAAGCTAACTGGTCGAACTCGTCCTCAGTGATAACAATGATTTTGCTATCGTGGTTTGAGCCCGTACGCTTGTAGTCGTACAGTACAACCGAGCCATCGCTGGCAACGGTTGCGTTTAGTGAAAAGGCAACGTCAGGTGTAGAAAAGTCTTTGAGGACTAGAACTTCGCCAACGTTGTCGTGTTGTGTGTTTGCCATTATCGCTCCTTTCAAGAATGATAATTATTATGATTTGGGGGCAGGCTAAAACAAATGTATTTCGCAGAGGACGTTTTCACCGCCCCACGTCGTAATCTCGACTCGCTGGAGACAGGCTGAAAAACCTCGGCAACATCTGTTCTTGCCTTGCAATTAAAAGAACCCCCATAAAGGGAGTACTATCAACTGCCGCAATGACCTGTAGCACTCAAGTTACGAGTGAACTCTACAGCTATCGCTTGTCTATATTATACCACAGGCTATGCACCTTGTAAACACCTAAATCAGACACCAGGCTTACGACTTTTCGCGGCTTCTACCCCCGCTGCTGCCTTTGGATTAACCTAAGCCACGCTCTCCTAGAGTAGATAAAACCTATTGTATATTGCATAGCCTTATTGTATAATAGTAGCATACGCAAACAACAGTAAACGTATAATAATTATCATCATAAGGGAACTGTTACAATGAAAACCAATTACCTAGGACAAGTTACCGACACTGCTATGAGTTTCATACCAGGAGAGAAGAACAAACCAAGTCGAGTAGGCGTTTATATGGGTGTAAAAAAGGGCGGTCGCAAAGCTCTTGAACTCGTAAAAGCGGGACCTCACGTTGACGCAGAAAAAGCGGCAAACATCTACATTCACCAAGTTGTGAAACGCACAGGACAGACTGTACGCTTTCGTTACTATGACATTAAGGAAGTCACAGTGTATCACCGTATCAACCACGCCCTCTATCACAAGCTAATTCTTCAATACAGTCGTATGAGAATGAGGGATACAGCGGCATTCGGTCTACCTGCTGAACAAGCTATGCTCACGGACGCAGACATCGCAAAGGTGCTTGAGTTTAGTCGAGGCGAGTTACTTAGTCGCAACGGTCTTTACATTTACGCATAGGCGAAAAAACCTCGGCAAAGAACCCTTTTGTGTGCTATTCGTGTATAGAACGTACAAGCACATCAACGAGCCTAGTATAGCGTTTGCCTGCAACACTCATAGTAACCGCCCTACGCCCATTGACCATAAACTCCGATAACCAACGCTCTGTCCTAAACGACCACACCTTGCCTTCTTTAGTAACTGCATAGTCCTCTAGGGGGTATTCAAGTATCTCCATCTTACCTACTATTATGACCCATAGGACCGACATTGTAAACAGGGAGCACGCCTACGAAGACCGTTTACACTCCAACGTACAAAGGCTCACCTGAACGAAAAAAATCTCGCCAATAACCCTTCTCCTGTGTCTGATTGCTATATAGAGAGTACAAAGGCTTATATACTAAGAACCCAAAGAAAGTGCGAGCCAAAAGCCAAAAGGAAAAAGTATTGTGTTTTATCACTCAAACCACTCCCAGACAACATCTCCATAGCCAAACTCCCTCACGCTCAACGGAAAAGGCGGAACGCAAGCCACAATCTCCAACTTTTCTGAACACCCTTGGACAAGGAATCCGCCCCCTTTTTGCCAATCATGGCTTGTTTTTGCCGAATTGAACGCGTTTTTTGCCAACGACCAGCCCAAATCCGTGAATTGAAGCTCTGGATTGCCAACGACCTCCTGGCAGCTACACCATCCGAAGCCAGACTTAGGCATCCTGTACTACCTGGATTAAAACCAGCAGATTTCTGCATTTCACCCGAATACTGAAGTTTTAGGTATCCATAGAACACAGGCCTCCCAGAACCGCGTAATCTCAGAGCTCCTAGAATCCACACAAACCTGGCTTCCGCCAGCACGGGTAGGCTGCTGCACTATACAGCCACGAAACAAAGGCGAACAAATGTAAATCGCCACAGGCTGCTTGCCAAAGCCTCACTCCAGCTGGCATACTCCCCTATACTACGGCTATACTGCCGATCCGGACTGCATCCAGCGGAATCCTCGTGTGCCAAAAAGGTATTGCATTTTATCTGTGCCTATGAGATAATACTTACAGTGGTAGAGATACCCATATAATCATAATCACAAGGAGATATTATGACTGCAACCAAAGCACCAGTGAAGGCGAAGGTAACTGTACCTGCCCACAAACTCGAAGTGGCTAAAACATTTCGCAAGAACATCGTCAAGTCAGTAACAGGTAAGGCTACCAGCTTACGTGACGAAGCAGGCAAGAAGATTAACCGTCAACACGTTATCACTTACCTCGAAGGCGACAAGGTCGTTACAGCTACCCTACAGATTATCTACGGGAAAGAACTACTTGCACACACTAGCAAGGACATCTTAGAGCTTACGAACCGCAAAGGCTCAGTGTATTACTTCGTACCAGTTGCTTAGTTAGGCACAGGATAGCGTGATTGGTGGGTCACGCTACTCCAAGCTCAGGCAGGGGATCTGGCGCAGTCATACAGCTATTCCCTCCTGTATTTGCAGGACGCGATCACACCGCTGCTGGGCTAAGCCAGACAAATGTAATCCGCTACAGGCTACCGCCCTAGTGAGGCGCCCGCATGGCGGCTAAGGCTAACGAATGAATCTTAGGTAAGGCGATGAAAAGTTGGGGCACAGGCTTAGGACCGAAAACATTTCACGTGAAAACAAAAACCATTTCACGTGAAACATTATCCTGCAGCCTGAACAGAGGCCTATATTGGCGTCGCCAAAAGTATCCATAGTATAGAGGACGGAGTTACCATCTCCATAAATCCGTAAAGATTATTGATAAAACCTATTGACTTTTATCATCATCTGTAGTATACTATTAACAGTAGAGACGGCACGACTACTATCATAATCATTATAAGTGCTAGAGGTAAACAAATTATGGTCGCTAACAAAGCAACTACAGTAAAAGCAAAAACAACTAAAGCAAAAGTTACAGTACCTAAGCACAAGCTACAAGTTGCCCAAGATTATCGCAAGCAAATTGTAAAGAGTGTAGAGGGTAAAGCGTCTAGCGTACGGGACGAAGCGGGTAAAAAAGTAAACCGCCAACACGTGATACGCTACACCGAGGGCGACAAGGTAGTTACAACCACTATGCAAATCGTTTACGGTAAAGAGTTACTAGCCCACAAGGTAAAAAACATTCTTGAGCTAACAAATAGCAAAAAAAGCGTGTACTACTTTATCCCACTAAGCAAGTAATAGCAATATATAAGAGATGAACGGGCCAAAAACCCGTTCATCTTTTTGTTTACGTGAGGCCGTAGCAACCCCCCTCGTAATTTTTTCTTCTATTTTTTCGGTGTGAGCGCGACAAACGGTATTGCGAAAAGCCCTAAGAACGTCGCGATAACTATGAACGGTGCTGCGAACGCAACGAGTACTACGATCCACCCTATCGCGAGTGTGAGAATTAGAAAAGCGAACGTCAATAAGAACATGAAACCAGCGATACTACTACCTACCGTCACTGCCGAGTCGGAATTTTTTTTGGAACTAGGAGCATCGGAGGTCTTCACCACCTTGTAGTTTTCGTACAGCGATGGGAGTACCATCTTGTTGCGCTTGCGTTTGGTGCCACCGTACATCGTGAAACCACCACGCTTGATACCACCCCCGATCACAACTTTACCCCGCGTTACACCAGATAGGCGTATCGGAGATTGATTTGATGCGAAACTCATACCAGTATGCTACCTTTCTTTGCGCGTTGCATTATTATGTCGCCTTCTTTAGCTAATGTATTTATTATGATCCTATTTAGTATCACACCAATTGAAGATTTGCTGAGAGAGGTGACCACTGCCGCTTGTGCGTAATCTATCTGACCTGTACAATATGCGTGAAATATGACCAAGTTGCGTTTGCACGAGTCGTAGTCTTTGTAATACCCACGCTCTTCGGCAAGTCGGACGAGTGGTTGGACGTCTCGGCAGCGTTGGACGCTATCGCGTCGAGCAGGTGACAGGTCACCGAGGTAGACGAACTGGTCAAATACAGTTGTCATCACACCAGTATCTTTAGCTTCTCGTCACCCGCTAGTATTCGTTCTTCGTATTCGAGGGTGCGCTCGGCAAGCCGAGAACATAGTTTTGATATGGTGCTTGGGTGCAGGTCCCACTGCTTGCTCATTACTTCGAGGGTGTCCCACCCCTTTGCGTATTCGAGAAACATAACGACGTTGCGTATGCTTGACATATAATCGCTATAGTTACCGTTCTCCATAGCCTTGTGAACGAGAGGTATTAGCTCTTTGTACCCATTCTGATTATAGAGTTCGCGGTAGCTCATTATTAGTCTCGGTACTCGCGGTTATAGTCGCGTATCTGATTAGTGGTGTCAACTAAGACATACACGTATGCGACCGTGATGATTGTCATAAGTACTAATACCCAGATGACCAGTATGTTGAATAGTTTCTGACTCATTACATTAGCTCCTTTCGTGCGTTAGCGAGTAGACCGCAACGCGAGCATATTACGATTGCTTCTTCATACCCGACCCATTTGTTCTCGTGAACGGTAACGGGTTCGGTTATCGGTACAAGATCGTGCCGACCAAAAAAGCATCGGATGCTACGCATCGCGTTTCACCATCTCGCTGATGAGTGGTTCATTAAAGTCCTCTCTGGCGCGTCGGAGTTCTTCGTTGCGGGTGACATCTCTGATGATTTGATTGATACGTGCTTCGGTTAAGTTGTACTTCTTAGATAGGTCGTAGATACTGTATTCACCAGTACACCACTTCTCATAGATGTTTCGGTTGCGTCGCCATAAGGTTTGGTCGGTGATTTGCGGGTCTGGTTGGTTTGGGTTCTTAATCTGAAACTCAACCTTCTTCACGATCTGAGAGATACGTGAACCCCGTAGCTTGTTATACTTCTGACCGAGTGACTCGTACGTGTACCCACCTGTCGCGAAGTCTTTGAAGATAGCGACATCACGTTTGATTTGATTACCGATAAGCTCGTGCTCTACCTTAAACAGCTTTGGCATCAGTTTGCGACACTCAGCTGCTCTATTCATTGATTTGCTGTACATTGAGACCCCTGCTTTCTAGAGCTTCTAATAATAGCGTTTCGTACGCGTTACTCTTATTATCGTTAAAGTCGATGTTCGCGAGATTTTCTACCACACTGGTAAGAGCGATAGGTAACGTCATAGAGACGGTCTTCTTCTTACCGCTTGGTTTGTGGTACTGTGTTGGAACCTGTCGTGTGACACCGTTCTTCATCGTGACCGCGTTGTATTGTTTCACTGGTTTGCTCATAGAATAAGTATATTGCACTTTTAGTAAAAATACAATAGGTTTTGTCAACTCTAGGACAAACAAAAACCACCCCTGAACTGGAAAGTAAGAGGGTGGTCATCACTATTTTATTACGCTAGTAGTGCGCTGTCAAGCAAAGTCTACCTTCAAAGTCGAACGCGCAGAACGCTCGGACGTACTCGTTGTCGGGTATGTCTGGGTAGATGTGCTTTGAATCATCGGGCACCACGAGATCGGGCGTCCACCCGTGCTTTTCGAAATACGCGTCTTCGATACGTTGGTAGTAGACCTTTGTATTATCGGGGAGATTTTCTAGGACGCGTCGGAGCTGACCTACGGTCAGGTAGAAGTCGTCGTCATTTTTTGTATAGCTCATACTTTCACTATACAGATGCCTCGTCTAGGTCGCAATCGTTGACTTCGGTGTACCCCACCCCTATAATAGTGAGCTGTGTTAACTGATAAATAACACTTTATACCCCCTATTGGTTTGTATCAAAGGCATCATGGGCGATACGAACCGACTTATACACCCTCCTTATCGAAAGCACCGCGCTACCATGCGGTGTTTTTCTTACCCCTCTCGAGCCTGTGATATTTCACTTGTATGTATAATCAAAATAGAATAAACAATTAGGTAAAACAACGCGTGAATAAAAATCTTGATAGTCTTTCAAGAGCCAATGCAACGGCCGTAGCAAAGACAAAGAACAATTTATCGACAGACTTTCTTCGGAATGGCGGGAGAACTATGTCTCCTTCTTGGTCTGCAACTACGATTACAGATAAGGATATGTACAGCGACTTCGGATACGCTGTTATTACCCGACGTGCAAACCGCACAGCAGTTATCGGTAAGCGAAACATTTACACCAACGCTTCTAAGAAAGTCCTCGAATCTGCGAACCACGACAAGACTGCGGTAGTTCACCCTTACCTTCCTCTTATCCGCGAATCAAAGAACTTTTCTGAACGAGTGTTCTGGTACAACATCTCAACATACCTCGACCTTGAGGGTGTCTTCTACCTATACGCAGCTCGACGCGTATACGCTGACGGACACTTAGGGGCAGTACAATCGTTCTCACTTTTGAACCCGTACAATATCCGTAAGGTAGTTAACAGTGAAACTGGTGAACTCGGTGGCTACATCGAATCTCGCAACGGTAAAACCCGCGACATTCACAAAGACATGATTATCCCTATTTCATTGATGGACCCGTTCAATAGTGGCGGACACTTCTCAATGGCAGACGCGGCTCGTGATGCTCAATTCACGATGAAGCAAGCATCTGATTACGCTCGACAGGCGATTCAGGGTAACCTTAACACTCCTGGTATCATCTCTACTTCAATCGAACTAGAAGAAGAAGACTTTGCGAACTTCGTTTCACGTCTTCAGAACCACAACAAGGGTGAACCAATCTTCGGTAACGGTAGCGGTACTGTTGACTGGGTAGACATGCAACAAGACCTCGACAAGGCAGCTCTGGGTGACATCAACAAGATTCACCTCGACAACCTATTCGCTATCGGTGGTGTGTCTAAGACACTCATGGGCATGGAAGAATCTGGTACAGGTCGCGAAGTTTCTCGTACACAAAAAGACGACTTCACAGAAAACGCGATTATGCCTCAGATCGAAACTATCATCGACGCATTGAACCTCGACTACCGTACACACTACAAAGACGAGTGGGAAAAGACCCACTACGAAATGGCTCTAGATAACCCACTTGAATCTGACCAAGACGCTGCTAAGGCTGCAGTTCAAGTACGTCAAGCTGAGTTCGACGTAATGAAAGCTCTTACTGACGCTGGTTATGCTGCAGACGTGGCTTCAAAGTTTGCTCGCGGTGAAATCGAAGTTACTGACCTTGGTGTGCCTGACCAGACTAAAGCTGACGACGGCAACGATGGCGACACCAAAGGTGGACCAAACCGAGACGACGAAGACATCGAAGAAAACGGGAGCAAAGAGGTAACTTACAACCTCAACGAGCTGGCTGATGATGACCTCGTAGAAATCGCAGTCAACAAAGTCCCTATCCGTCAGTTCTTACCCGACCTTGAAATCGAGTTTGCTCAAGAAGACAACCCTGTCGCTATGATTAACTCAGCGGTCAAGGCTGACACTACACTCATTACCCTAAACGGTATTGAAGCGAAAGACGGTAAAGTGTCTGGTACTACCGACATCTTCGGTAAGTTCGATAACGGTTACGTCAAACTATTGACTGTGCTGTTCGACGACACTGAAGCCGCACTAAAAGAAGTAACAAAGCGTTACGCAAAACAAAAGATAGGTGTAGCTAAAAGCTAAAACGGTAACTCGTCGTAGCTACCCCAAGGGTCCATTTCGATGGGCTCTTCTTTTTCTCTAGCGTCTTCTTTCTTCTTGCAGTCGACACAAAGAACGGTGCCCTCGTCATCATAGTAGCCACCTTTAGTGGTGTAACCCGCACACTTCTGGTGAATGACATTATCGCACCCGTCACAGTAGACTTCATCTGCCTCTGCCATAAAGTCTTTACAGGTTTCGCACGTGTTCGCGCCCATACGTTGGAGTATCTTCGCGTAGTTGTCAGCCTTTATCTCTGCGAACCGTACGCGTTCAGCGGTAACAAGTTCGGTGTACTCGTCAATTGACCATAGCAACTCATCGCGACCGCAGACGCACTTCTCGAGACATTTCTTAGGGTGAATATACCTAACCTTCAAAAGGTCTTCGCGAAGTTTTTCTCGTTGCTTTTGCGAGATCATAACTCGCGTTTAGACTCTTCTAGCTCAGCGAGCACTAGCTTTTCAGCTTCTTCAAAATCAAGTTTACCGTACTTCATCGCAGACTCGATACGAGCGTCGAGCATTAGTTCAGCGATACTTGCACGAGCGTCAACCACACCGAATACATTGTGTTCGTTGAATACGTTGTCAGTGCTTTTGATGAAAGCGGTGATTTTAATTTCATCTTTGTCAAATTCTAAACTCATACTAGTGGGTGATCCTTCTCGAAGTCTTCAATCAACTTCATTACATCGTTACCACCACCGTGCATATAAAAATGCTCATAGCGTAGGTAACTGTCCTTATAATCGGGCATAATCGCACCAAGCTGTCTGAAAACGCGCCAAGGTTTGTTCTCAATCTCGTCTAGGTCGAATAGCAAGTCGCTCTGCGCGGTATCAACCGCATTATCAGCTTGCTCATCAGCAAAGCGCATAATCGCGATTTTCAACTCGTTCAAGTCTACCTTAGCGTCGAACTTACCGTCTTTGTGGTCACCTAGCTCAATACCGTGTGCTTCGCACCACTTACCAAAGTTATTACTGAATAAACTGCTGTCGTTCATAAATTCTTACTCATTTCTGTGTATTCAGCCCAGTATTCTGGCCACGTTTGTTTAATCTTTGCTAGGTTTACTGCGTCAGCTTGTCGACACGCGTGGGCGAGTGCAACGACAAACGAACCACCAAAAATGGTCATAGCTTCAACGGTTGCATAGTCTTCTTCGGTATACATATACATATAGTACAACGTAAATACAGAAAACGCAATAGGTTTTATATCAAAGCGCGTATATTTTTGCGTGCAAAGCGTGGGTCGATACGTTGTCGTGACAATCGTACTACCCGAGGGGTGTTAAATGCTTCATCTGAGAAAGCAGTACGGTCAACTTCTGCTAAAATCTCTTCAATATCTAGCTCTTGTGGGAAAACCCCCGCGTCGTGAACGTGTTTAAAGCTGATAGAGTAAACTTCACCCTGACTGACAGTTATATCGCACAGGGGTGTCATTAAAGTAGCGAACGCGATAGGTCGCATTTCATACCTTGACTCTTTGAAGTTCTCATATATACCGTTCTTGTCTATATATAGTAAGACGTTAGGACTTAACATCACCCTATTGTCGTCTACCATCTCTACTCGCATGTGTAAACGCTCTGGTGCGTTGAGAATGTGGTTGCCAAGCGTAAAGATACCTTCTATAATAACTTTTTCTAGCTCAGAATGGGTCATCTTTCGCTTTCTCTAGTGGTGATCTTAATGATTTTGTCGTCATCGGTTAAGAAATAGTAGGTTTCACCATCATCAAACTCAGCTTTCATCACACTGCAAGCAGTAACCACCTCATCGGGGTTAGTCACTTTTTCTGCGAAGATAGCTGCTTGTCGGTCAAATTCACTCATTGAAACTATCATAAAACAATAATATGTATAATACAAGAAGAAGAACGTATAGAGGTCATGCACAGACACTGCGAATGGTCTTCGAACGAAACAAACAAAAGTTTTACACAAAAAACGTCCCTTAAAACAAAAAAGGAATAGAAACGTGGAAAAAAGTAGAAATAGTTACGTTGTTACTGCCGACCTAGGTGGTTTCACGGATGAGGGAGATGGCGTTGTATCATTCCCGAACGGTCTAACTATTACTGACGATTCTACGCAACGCAACGGCACACGATACGACATCGAATCAATGAGCCTCGAAGATTACGGTAACCAGCTTACTGCCGATCACGATGACACATTGCGAAGCCTTATCGGTAAAACTGTTGGTGTTAAGAAATCTGGCAACAAAGTTACTGTTGAGAAGATTATTTATGCAGTTAAAGAAAACGCATACGCGAAAGTCGCGTACGACCTATTGGTTGGTGGTTTCTCAAACAGCTTTAGTATTGAAACTCTCGGTCGCCTTGATCCTGATACTGGCATCTACAATAACGCTGAGCTTTGCGGGTTGAGTCAAGTAGTTACTCCTAACAACTATAACGCACACGTTAACTCGTTTAACGAAACAGTCCACAATTCCTTAGAAAAAGCGAAAGCTGAGGGTCTCAAAGTCGACGGACTAGAGGAAAAATTAGTAATCGCACCTAAAGAGGAAAACATGGCAAAAGAAACAAAAATTTCTGAAGCTACTGAAGAGTTCATTGACGTTAAAGTCAACGAAGCCCCTGCAGAAGTCGAAGAAGCAGACACAAAGGTTGTCGAAGTCCCAGAAGTGGTTGAAGTACCTGAAGAAGATACTGAAGTCGTTGCTGAAGAAATCGAAGCCGTAAAAGATGCCGAAGAAGTTGAAGCTGAAGAAGAAGTTGCTGAAGAAGTAGCCGAAGCTGAAGAAGAAACTCCTGAAGCAGAAGCCGAAACTGTTGAAGAAACTACTCGCGAAAAAGCTGAGAACGGTACATGGATCGAAACGGTCACTACCACTCGCACTAGCGAATACATCGAAACAGAAGAGGAAAAAGCAGAACGTCAAGCTCGAGAAGCTCGATGGGAAGC